TGAACATGACCCAGGCTGCGGCCGGAGACACGGCCCAGGTCGGCCCCAACAAGCATCTCGTTGTACGAAACGGCGATGCAGCCTCGCACACGGTGACCTGCGCGGTGCCGGGTACGGACTTCACCGGCGCTGCCAAGCCGGACCTCGCCACGGTCATCCCGGCGAGCGGCATGGCGATCATCCCGTTGCTGGATGCGTACGCCGATCCGGCGCAGAACGGGCAAGCCGTCATCACGTACGACGCCACGCCAGCAACGCTGGTGCGCACGGTGGTCGCGTTCTGATGGCCACAACCAAGCAGAAGCGCCGGAAGGCCGGCAGGACTGCATCCCTTACCCGCAAGGGATTGCCAATCAAGACCGCACGGCGGATTGCGAACGGCAAACGCAAGAGGAAGTGACCCAAGATGGCAAAGCTGAGCGCGACACGACGCAAGAAGATGCCGAAGTCGCAATTTGCATTGCCTAGCAAGCGTAAGTATCCGATCCACGACATCTCGCATGCGAGGAACGCTTTGACTCGTGCTTCCCAGAAGGGCACTGCAGGCTCCTACAGCACCATCCGCGCGGCGGTGTTGAAGAAGTACCCAAGCCTCAAGAAGACGGGCAAGAGCCGCAAGCGGAGGAAGTGAGACAAGCCCCACTCAGATGTCCCTGGGTGGGGTTTCTCATTTCTACAAGGGATAATTGGCAAAAGTAACATCAAGCGGAGCACAGGAAGGTTCCAGAGATGGCTGAAACACCAAAGACAGTTGAGGTCAACGTTGTCATGGGCGCGCAACTGCGGGCGATTGTCCGCAGCGCTCTGATCCACACGCTCAATGTCTTGCGCGAGGAAATGGAGGGGCACATCGGACTTCCCACTCTCACCAAGGCCGACATCGAGCACGTTGTCGAGAAGGAGTTGGAGAAGTGGCCGTTGTCCGCCGATCCGGAGGACACGCTGGCCGACTGGCTGGACTGGCGTTACGGCCGTTACATGGAGCCGGGTGAAGCAGGCGAAGACTTCAAGAAGTTCTGGGAACACGAGGCCAACGCTGTTCGGCGTGCAGTCGGCCGTGGTGGTTTCAAGACCTCGCCGGATGAGACGGAGATCTCAACGCCTATTGGTGATTTGCACCAGGCGCACGAGAACTCCGGCGGCATGGTCAAGGGCTACCGCGATTTGGAGCTCAAGCACGCGGAGACCTTGGGAGAGGCAATCCGTATCGCGGTCGGCGCTGCTTCGACATGCTGGACGGACATCAGCAAGGCTGGCGTGTTCAAGAGTGAGGTTGCTCTCGACATCGCCACCCAGCTGGAGCATCACGTCATGGAGAAGATCACCGAAGGCATCGGCTCGATCCAGATCAGGCACCAAGAGCTTGCGAACCGGCTCCAGGCCTACCGTGAGAGCGGCACCGTCGTCATCTCCATCGAGCAGGCCATGGGTCTCTTGACCGGGCGTGCGACTCCGGCCGACTATGACAGCGCTCTCCAGCACAAGCCGGGTGAGACCAGTGTCGAATGAGCCGAAGGAGAACCGGCCCGATGTCACGGTCAAGTCGCAGGTCCGGAAGGACATCGACCCCAACAAGTGGCTCATGGACGTGGAGTATGTTGCCACGTGTCGCTTCGGCTGTGGGGGCATTCACACGCCTGATGTTGTACAGGTTACTCTGTGGACCATCGAGCACACGGCCTCTGAGTCTCACCGTCTGGCAAAGGCTGAGCGACTGGGCGAGGAGCAGAAGGCGACTGGTCAAAACCTCATACGGGGTGGGATTCTTGCAATGGGGCCATCGGCCCGTATCCCGTCTGCGGCACAAGCTGATCTCGATGACCTCATGGCGCGTCGGCGGCAGGTGCTTGATCGGCAGAGGCCGGACCATGGATGAGCCGGTTGAAACCCGGCTGCCGTGGGCCCGTAGGCCGGTCAAGAAGCTCTCACAAGACAGGGCCGATCACGCGAGGCTTCATCCGCTCGTGGCTCCGAATCCCCAACCGGGCAAGGTGCAGCACTACTCCGTTGTGACTGCCGACTATGAGCCCAACCGGCCGATGGCGCCGGAACCCAACGACATCATCGCCAAGAAGGGACTGCGCCCGACAGACATCCACAGAGAACTCGATGTGTGGGACAAGATCGTCATCGGTGCCGTCTGTACATGCATCGTGCTGATGGGCATCGTCATTGCTGTAATCCTCACGAAACTGGGGTAAATCATGGCTGGGAAGCTCGACCGACTGCCGCTGGACGCTTACCTGCGCAGGCAAATGGAAGTCGATGTACAGCTGCGCAAGGTCCTTCGGAGTGCGATCCGCTCGCTGGACGCAGAAATCGCCCGACTTGGTGCGATGAAAGGCATCGGAGCACAGGTGCGAGCTTCCCAGCTCACCCTGACGCGTGAAATGATGAGCGTTTGGCGTGACATTGGTGTGGTAATTGAGGACGGCGTCACTGGATCGGCACCAGATATCGCCAAAGTCCAAGAGGCATTTGACAAGGACTTGATGAAGAAGCTTGGTGCAAGCATGGATCCGGCATTTCAGCGGTCCCTTCTTGCCCAAGCACAAGCCGGATTGGACCATTACATCTCCCGAAGCCACCATCGGTTCACTTTGAGTGAGCGTGTGTACCGAAATGGCAAGAATTCGGTGGCCACGGTGGAGAGAATCATCAATGAATCATTGCTCTCCGGTCGGTCTGCAAGTGAGATCGCACGTCTCGTGCGCTCCTACATCAACCCTCGCACGCCTGGCGGGCTCTCCTATGCGGCGATGCGTCTGTCCCGGACCGAATTGAACAACGCATTCCATGAGACAAGCCGACGAATGGCAATTGACGACCCATTTGTCCAGTCAATGAAGTGGAATTTGTCCGGATCTCACCCGAAACCTGACATTTGCAACGACTATGCGAGCCGTGTCACGTTCAAGGGTGGAGGCCGTGGCGAGTATCGGTCGTCGGAGGTGCCGAACAAGCCACATCCACAGTGTCTTTGCTACACGACGACTGTGCCGATACCTGAGGAAGCGTTCCTGCGCAACCTTCACGCCGGCAAGTATGACGATATGGCTGCGTAGGATCTCTCCAAAGCACCCACCCAGGAGGGGCAAATGGCCATCACAGCCACAGACATCTTGTACAAGTTCTCCGTGTCCGCTGCGGCGGGTGACACGACGGCTGGAACGGCCGCAACGTCTCTCGGAGACCAGATCTCGACCACGCAGATCACGGACGCCACATTGCACAACCTGTTCGACATCGTGACCGGCGACGACAACGCCGCGAGCGATGTGGAGTACAGGTGCTTCTTCGTCCACAACAACCACGCGACTCTGACCTGGGAGAATGTCGTGTGCTGGCTGTCGGCGGAAGTCGCAGGAGGTGCCGTTGCGGCCATATCCGTGGACACTACCGGCGTGACGGCGAAGGGAAGCGCGAGCGCTCAGGCGAAGACGGTTGCGAACGAGAACACCGCTCCGGCTTCGCAGACTTTCACCAGCCCTACAACGAAGGGCACCGGTCTCTCCATCGGGAACATTCCGGCCGGATCGGTCGCAGCTATCTGGGTTCGTCGCTCCGCTGCGAACACAGGTGCCGTCGACAACGACGGCGTGACGATCCGTTGTGAAGGCGACACCGCCGCGTAGCCTGCAAACTCCAATGAGGGTGGGTGTTTGATGGCATTCCGTTCGGTGTCTCCGGCGATCACGCCTGGCAACGGCACAAGCTGCGTCTTCACCGTGCCCTCCGGCGCTGCCATCGGTGACATCATGGTGGTTGGTGTCTACAAGGAGAACACCAACAACATCACCACCGTTCCATCAGGCTTCACGCTCAAGACGACGCTCAACACATCCGCCACTTCTCGTGGGTCCCTGTATGTGTACTGGAAGAGACTCACTGCGGCCGACACGGGCAGCTACACCTTCTCCTGGTCGGGAAGCGTTTGGCGTAGTGGTGTTTGCGCCGCATTCTCTGGACGGGCAACAACCGGCGATCCGTTCGATGGAACGGTTGGCACAGCCGAGTCCACATCAGCCGTCTCAACGCTGAACGTATCCACGAGCCCTGCTGCGGCTGGCGGGGATGCTGTTGGTATGTGGACAAACTGGCAAGGTGGCAACGCCTACACGCCTCCGTCCGGCTACACCGAGCAACGCGACAGCGATGTGATCTGCCTCGATACCCAAGACAATGTTGGGTCCGGCTCGACAGGCAGCATCTCCGCAACGTCCAACGTCTCCGGCCCGCAGAAGGCATTCCTGGGCGTACTTGCTGCGGCCGGAGGAGGCACCACGGCCATTGGCAAAGACCTTGGGCTTCAATGGAACACCCGAGCAGCCGTGGGAGATCCCGCACAGTTGGTGTGGAATACTCGTGCGGCTATTGGAGATGACAACCAACTCCTCTGGAGCACTCGTGCTGCGTTGGGGAAGACGCTACAGGCAGTCTGGAACACTCGCGCTCTGGCGGGTGCGAGTTCCCAGCTTGTCTGGAACACACGTAGTGCTGTTGGTGATGATCTCCAGCTGATCTGGAATGTCCAGTTCGGCGTCACAACGGCCGTCGGCAAGGACTTGGGCCTGGTCTGGAATACCCGAGCCCTTGCCGGCGCGTCGTCGCAGCTTGTTTGGAATACAAGAGCGGTCATCGGCAAACCCCTCCAGGCCTTGTGGTCGGTGAGGTCTGCTGTCGGTGATCCGCTGGACCTCCGCTGGAGCGTGAGGCAGACTTTGCCTGCGTCCCTTGCGCTTCAGTGGAGTGTTCGGCAAGCAGTCGGCGATCCCCTGGACCTCCGTTGGGCAGTCCGCACATTTGTGGGTGATCCGCTCGACTTGCGTTGGTCATTGCGGCAAGCCGTTGGTGATGATCTCCAACTATTGTGGGATGTTGACAGCATTGTCCCGATGACCCAAGTGGGCAAGGATCTCGGATTGCTGTGGAACGTACGGCAGGCTGTGGCCGATAGCGTGGATCTCCGCTGGGCTGTCCGGGCTGCGGTCGCAGATGCCTTGGGGCTTGTATGGAATACGCGAGCAGCTAGTGGTAGAAACCTCAACATAGTGTGGAATGTACGATCAATCATCAGCGACACGATCGATCTGCGCTGGGGAGTCCGCACAACGGTCGGCAAGTCTGGCGATCTCCGCTGGATGGTCCGATCCGCAGCCGGCAAGGATCTTGTGCTGGTCTGGAACGTTGAGACGGCTCCATATGACTCTGTCATTGGGCCGTACTCGGCCCTGCGCACCAACACGGCAATCGCTACCATTATCTCCAACGGAAGCACTGTCACCCGCCCCAACAGGAGCGGAGGGAGCGTGCTCAATCCGGCGACGACCAGGATCAGGCCGAACGATGCGGAGGCAACACCACTATGAACTTCAATGAGGATGAGGTTTTCTACATCAAGCAAGGGGACCTGGAGCCTCCATTGGAGATCGAAGTTGGAGGAGTCTCCGGCAACCTCACCCAGGTCAGTGATTGGCTCGTGATTGGAAGCCGCAACGGAGTTGAGGTGTTCAGCGACTCCGGTGCGAGCTTCACGCCTGGATCCACCACGAATGTGGGCACCGTCAAGCACGTCTGGGCGGCAGGCGAAACGGATGAACTTGGGGACATGGACATCGAAGTACGGGCTGTGTGGCCGGGTGACCGTCCGCAGACCTTCCCACCCAGGAACTACTGCAGGGTGTTGGTTTCCAAGAAGCTGCCGTGAGGCCCAAGTAAGATTTGGGCTTCAAACGGAGCGGAAGGAATGAACTCATGTCACAGAGCGGACTTGAGGGCAATGGCCAGACGGACGGCGAGCCGAACGGCCAGCAGGACAACGGCACCGGCACTGACAGCGGGCAGGGCACGGGCAACGGTGGAGGATCGTCGGCTGACAGCGCGCAGCAGAACGGCGGAAACGACACTGGGCAAGACACCGTCTCACGAGCGGACTTCGACCGGCTGACTCGTCAGTTGTCCGAAGCCGACCGGAAGCGGTCCCAAGCAGAGACCGAACTCCAGAAGATCAAGGATGCTGACCTTTCGGAGTTGGACAAGTCAAAGAAGGACTTGCAGACTGTGACCGGCGAGCGTGATGCGCTCCAGGTTGAGGTCGACAAGCTCCGGTTGTCCAACGCCTTTCTCAGCGCCAACGACATCTCCTGGCAAGACTCGGAGGTCGCACTCGACATCGCGCAGGCCAAGGGTTACCTGGCCGATGCGGTGAAGGAGGACGGCACCGTGGACGCCAAGGAGCTCAAGAAGGCATTGAAGAAGCTCTCCGAAGATCACAAGTACTTGGTCAAGTCCAAGTCCAACTCCGATGAGGAGGACGAGGACGAGGAGCAGCCGCCGTCTGGCCGTCCGGCGCCACGAGGTCGTGGCAATGCCAACGACGACAAGGCTCGGATGGAGCGTCTCAAGCAGGACCTTCCGGCACTCGGCCGACGGTAACCCAAAACCCAACAGACCAAGGAGTTTGCAACATGGCACGCTTCGACAAGGTGGAACCGCTGGGCGGGAGCTTCCGTGCTCCGCTCGGGTTTGCGCCGGTCGCAGCTGACGTGGGCAAGGTCTACGCCGTTGACATCAACGGTTCCGGACAGGTCATCAAGTCTGTCGATGGAACCGCAGCGCGCGGTGTGATCTGCCTCTCGTCACTGCTGGCGAACGGCAAGCCGGTGGACGTCATGACCGATGGGGAGATCGTGGACTGCGTTGCAGCCAACGGTTTCACCGGCATCGGCGCTGGCGTCGAAATGAAGGCTGGCGCGGCGGGCATCGTGTCCAACGCCGCTGCCGGCAAGTCTCTCGGCTGGTTCGTGCAGAACTGGCGCTTCGTCGTACGGCTGGGGCGGTGATCTGAATGGCACGCGGATTCCATGCAGCCGGTGACATCATCGTCACCACAACTCCGGACGGCATCCCGATCAACCAGCTGTGGGACGACTACCAGACGGCTCTGGCCGCCTGGAACGCGCAGCGTGACCCTTGGGTCTCGTTCCTCACCTACCGCACGACTCTGCTCACCGAGCAGATGTATGACTCCGGCGATCTCGGTGACTTCGAACCGGCGACGGAGTACGGTGTGCCGGTTGGCATCCGTCCGGGTGTTGTGCCGACGACCATCGGTTACGACTTCCAGTGGTACGACCTTGCCGGTCGGTTCACCTGGAAGTTCCTGGCCAAGGCTCCGTCGTCGCAGATCAACGCCTACACCAACATGGCGCTCGAAGCCGACAACCGGCTGGTGTTCACGGACGTCATGCGCACCCTGTTCCGCAACGATCGGCGCACGGCTGAGGAAGGCCACACCGTGTACCCGTTCTACGCGGGCCAGGTGGGCGACAAGCCACCGAACTACGGCACCACGGTGTTCGCCGATCAGCACAACCACTACGTCACGTCCGGCGCGGCGACCTTCCCGGCAGCGGGTGGCGCCATTGCGGCGGCCGACATCGCCGATCTCCAGCAGATGGTCGACCTGGTGGGAGAGCACGGCTACAGCGTCCAGAACGGGTATCGCGTTGTCCTGATGGTCAACAAGGCCCAGGGCGATGTGATCCGCACGATCCGCAGCCAGGTCAACGGCGGTCCGGTCGGCTCCCTGTACGACTTCGTGCCGGCAGCCAACACTTCGCCGTTCCTCATGCCGGTCAACATGCAGGTCATCTCTGGCCAGCAGCCGCCGAACACCTTGCAGGGCCTGAACGTCATCGGCTCTTGGGGTGACGTGCTGATCGTCCAGGACTCCTACATCCCCGCTGGGTACATGGTGTGCATCGCCACCGGTGGGCCGGAGAACCTCAACAACCCGATCGGCATTCGGGAAGACGCGATCGCCAACCTGCGTGGACTCAAGCTGGTCAAGGGTCGTGAGCCCGACTACCCGCTCATCGAGTCCTACTACACCCGTGGCTTCGGCACCGGCGTGCGGAAGCGTGGTCAGGCGTCGGTCATGCAGATCACCGCTTCGGCCACCTACACGGCCCCGACCACCTACGCCTGAGGGGAGTGATCAACGATGGCTCGTGAGCTCAGCGATCCTCTCACCGAAGAGGACAAGGTCTGGCTGCGTTCGTGGAACCGGCAGGGAGAGATCCCCGATGAGGAGCCGGGCAGGACGGACGTGCTGGTGCCGGGCAGCCCGCCTGGTGGCGAGACCAACCCGGTCAACATGACGGGTGGCGGAAGCCGTCCGGCCGATGAAGATCCGTTCGGTGGTGAAGAGCCTCCGGAGGACTACAACGACTGGACCGGCGATCAGCTTCGTTGGGAGTTGGGCAACCGTGAGTTGCCGAAGACGGGCAAGAATGCCGATCTGGTGGCGCGGCTGGAGGAAGACGACGCCAACAACCCCGACGACAACGGGTAGTTCTGCACCGTTGCCATGAACAACTGCCCGGTCATCGTCCGCTCCGCTCGATGGCCGGGCAGTTGCCTTGGATCTCCCTGGCGAGGTTTGGGCCTCATGGCCTGAAGACTCGTTTAGGACTCCGGGGATGGCCCAACACTTCATATCGCCTTAGAACGGCTCTGAGCCACGGAGAGGGACATGGCCGAATACACACCTGAAGAGCGTATGCAACTACGTCTCTTGATCGGTGATGCGGAGGAGCCTTACACCTTCTCCGACACTGAGATTGACAACATGCTGACGGCGACGGATGGCGATGTACGGGCTGCCGCGTCCGGCTACTGGTACACCAAGGCCGTCAGCTACTCGGAGATGGTGGACATCAGCGAAGCCGGATCAAGCCGTAAGAACTCCGATTTGTTCAAGAATGCAATGGCTTTGGCACAGCAGTATGACGACAGCACCGCTACCGGCGATGTTGCCGTGACCTCCACAACGCGCCGGATCGTTCGGAGGTAGCCATGACTGAGGAAGAAGTCATGCGCAAGCAGACCAAGAGATTCATCGCCGTCTATCCCAAGGACATCTCGCTCCAGCGAGCCGACATGGTGTCCGATGGATCTGGCGGTGTGAAGGCAACCTTGACCACCTTGCCGGCGCAGACCTTCCGACAGATCACCCAGCCGACCAACACCCAAGTCTTCCGCCGGACGATCGATGGGCAGGAGGTCACACCAGACTTCGTGCTGCTTGGTGAGTTCGATGTGGACGTCAAGAACGGCGATTGGTACATGGCCGGAGGTCTCAAGTACGAAGTTGTCTATGTGCGTGATGATCGCCGTTATGAGACTTGGGCTGAGGTGGCGTTCCGTGGCTAATGACGGCATCTCGTGGAGCGGAACGTTGTCTGGCAACCTCAACACCTTCGGGGCAAAGACGAAGGCACGCATGGTTGCCGTTGCCAAGTACGCCGCACCGCAGATCCAGTCGGACATGCGTAGCAACGCGCCATGGGAAGACCAGACCGGCAACGCCCGCAACGGTCTCTTCGCCAAGGAGCAGATATCGACCAACCGTGTCGACATCGTGCTCTATCACTCAGTCCCGTATGGGATCTGGCTGGAGCTTCGCTGGTCGGGCAAGTACGCCATCATCACGCCTTCCCTTGCAAAGTGGGCTCCGAAGGTCATGGCTTTGGTCTCGAAGTCTTTGTTTGATCAGCACGCTCCGGAGGGATGATGGGACTACGCAAGAGGATCTATGAGGCCGTGACGACGGCCGCAACCGGCATCCCTGACGGCTCGGTGTTCTCCCCTGGTGCGACCGGCAAGGCCGTCGCCGGAGACTCGCCAAGCCGACCGTTCATCGTCATTCGGTTCCAGCCGGAGCAACCTGGTGTCCTGCCCCATTTCCCTGTGACGCAGCGACGCTGGAATGCTTGGGTGCATGATGATCAGGGCACCATGGACAATATCGATCTCGCCGTGGACGCACTCAAGAAGGAGATCCCCACGCTTCTGTTCGGTGACGGCGACGGAGTGCGGATCATCGAGACCGTTTGGGAGGGTGTGTTTGCAGACGGTTATGACGACCATTACGGGACCACGGTGACGTATGTGGACTTCATGACCACGTACCGTGCCATTCCGTAGGATTTACGCCCAAGGAAGGAGTCCAAGATGGCGGATGTGAAGGTTCGGTACAAGGGGATGAGCGATGTGCGCATCCTTCCGGCCGACCAGTTGAAGGAACGTGGGGTCAAGGGCATCGATGAGGATCTGGTGTTCGGCCCCAACAACATGTGGGCCCAGACCGTTCCGATGTCGGATGAACTGGAGGCGATTCTCAGGCAGGATGGGGCTTTCTCCATCGAGCCGGTGACCGACTCCGGAGAACCCGGCGACGAAGTGGTGACGGCGACCGGCGAGGATGACACCGGCAACACGGTGGTCATGCCTGACGGCCAGATCGACACCAAGAAGGAGTGACCGTGGAACTGCGCTGCGGCAACAAGATGCACGGGAGGCTCACTGACAACGGGCTTCTCGAAGTCATGTGCGGCAGCAAGTTCTGCGGGAAGAAGCCGGGTGTGGTAGTTCTCCATCGGTTCAATGTCGAGACCGGCGAACTGGTCGAGACCTTGAGGTTCAAGGACACGCCAAACGTCAACAAAAGAAGCAGGAGGGTTGCCTGATGGCCACTGAGGCTCTGCCTTACGGTCTGCGCCAGGTCAAGCTCACGCCGTACAGCGATGCGAAGGCCACAACGCTCGGATCGTCGGCCCCGTATCCCGTCGCTCGCACGCTGAGCTTCGAGGAAGCGGAGGACTTCGAGGAACTGCGCGGTGACGACAAGGTTGTCGCCATCCGTGGCAAGGGTGCTTCGGTGAACTGGGAGATGGAGAATGGCGGTCTGTCACTGCCATCCTACAAGACCATGGCGGGTGGGACTTTGACCACCACCGGCGTCACGCCCAACACCGTGTCCACCTACAAGAAGAAGGTCACCGACCAGCGCCCGTACTTCAAGGGCGAAGGCCAGTCGATCAACGATGACGGTGGAGACTTCCACGGCATCCTGTACAAGGCTCGTGCTTCGGACTCGCTCTCCGGCGAGATGGCCGATGGCACGTTCTGGCTCACAAGCGCGAGCGGTTCGGCGTTGCCGGCCACGCTGAGTGGGAACATCGACACCTTGTACGACTTCGTACTCAACGAGACGGTCACCGCGATCGCCTGATCCACCTCACCATCGGAGTCCTAGGAGACCAGAATGGCAGCAACAAGCGCACGACAGTGGAAGAAGACCCAGAAGGGCGAACTTGAGCTCACGTTGCCGTCCGGCAACGTTTGCCTCGTTCGTCGGCTCCGGCCGGAAGCCTTCCTGGAGTCCGGTTTGATTCCGGACACCCTCAGTGACATCATCTCGAAGGCCATCAAGGCCAAGAAGGGCTTGCCTCCGAAGGCTATGGAGGAGATGACCAAGGACCCAACAGCCTTGAAGAAGGGCTTGTTGATGATGGACCAGGTCCTCTGCTACGTGGTGATGGAGCCGGACGTTCAGATGCCGCCGACTTGCGGTGTGCTCATCGAGGACAAGCCGTGCGGTGAGTATGTCGACACCGTCGACAACCGGCACACCGATCCGACCAACGAGCACCACCATGTTTTCATGGAGGATGCACGAGACGACGACACTCTGTACGCGGATGACGTCGACATCACCGACAAGTCATTCATCTTCCAGTTCGCTCTCGGAGGCACCGCTGATCTGGAGCGATTTCGTCAAGAACTCAACAGCGGTGTGGGGTCTGTATCAGACGGCGAAGCTGTACCGAACAAGACCAAGCGAACTCGCAAGCGTTAGCGACCCCTGGGCAGCGTACTGCCTGGACAATGCGGTCGCACTCTTCGGATCGTCTCTGGAAGCGGAGCTAGAGGCTGTGGAGGGCAAGAATGCCCAAGAGATCAACGGGAAACGGAGGAGACTGATGGACAAGTGGCTCGATGTCCCGCAGCGCTTCCGCTCGCCCGTCGCAGCAACGAAGCGTCGTGAGGGCGAAGGTGTCGAGGAGTTCGTGCAGCGAGGAGGCATCACCTAATGTCCTATAACCTGGGGACTGCTGAAGGCACAATTGTCCTTAACTACAACGGGAAGGGTGCCGACAAGGCCAAGCAGGACGTTGATGAGCTTGGCAAGCGGAGTGCCCGTTCATCCGAAGCTCTCAGCAAGGTCGGCACAGTCTCAGCAGTCGCCGGGGCAGCAGTTGCTGCGGGTATTGGCCTAGCAGTCAAGTCCGCTGCCGACTTCGAGCAGCGGATGTCCGCCGTCAAGGCCGTGTCCGGCGCGAGCCAGAAGGAGATGGATCAGCTCAGCGCCAAGGCTCTCCAGCTGGGCAAGGACACCTCCTTCAGCGCCACGGAAGCAGCACAGGCGATTGAGGAACTGGTCAAGTCTGGTGTCTCCGTCCCTGATGTGATGAATGGTGCGGCGGATGCCACCGTCGCACTCGCCGCAGCTGGTGAGGTCTCCCTCCCTGAGGCTGCGAAGATCGCATCGAACGCGATGAACCAGTTCCAGCTTTCGGCCCAGGACATGCCGAAGGTAGCCGACCTCATCGCCGGTGCTGCGAACGCTTCTGCCATTGACGTCACAGACTTCGGGATGTCGCTGTCCCAGGCCGGAGCCGTGGCCCATCTGGTCGGCGCGAGCTTCGATGACACGGCAGCCGCGATCGCTCTTATGGGCAACGCGGGCATCAAGGGCTCTGACGCCGGTACATCGCTGAAGACGATGCTGAGCAACCTTCAGCCGCAGACCAAGAAGCAAGCAACGCTCATGAAGGAACTGGGCATCATCACGAAGGATGGTACCAACCAATTCTTCGATGCCCAGGGCAAGTTGAAGTCCTTCGCTGACATCGCGCAGATCCTCCAGACTTCCCTCAAGGGAGCGACGGCTGCCCAGAAGCAGCAAGCACTCTCGACCATCTTTGGATCGGACGCGATCCGGGCTGCGGCGATCTTCACCCAAGAGGGTGCCAAGGGCTTCAATGACATGTCGGCCGCGATGAACAAGGTCAAGGCGGCCGATGTAGCGAAGACGAGACTTGATAACTTCAAGGGCTCTCTGGAGCAGATGAAGGGATCGCTGGAGACGGCTGGGATCGTCATCGGCCAGATCCTTTTGCCGGCTCTACGGCAGATCGTTGACGCCGTCACATCCGTGCTCAATGTCTTCTTGAACCTTGATCAGACGACGCAGCAGCTGATCCTTGGTATTACTGGGATTGTCGGCGTTGCACTACTTGTGGCGGCCGGATTCATCAAGATCATCCTCACCATCCAGAAGGTCGTTGAGATCCTGAAGGTGCTGCGCCTCGCCTTCGCCTCAACGTGGGTGGCTGCGCTCGGGCCGATTGGGCTGATCGTCATCGCCATTGCTGCGGTCGTGGCGATCGTCATCCTTCTGTGGAAGAAGTCGGAGACCTTCCGCAGCATCGTGCTGGGCGTCTGGAACGCGATCTTGACTGCGGTCCAAGCCGTCGTGACCTTCTTCACCGGCACAGTAGTCCCAGCATTCCAAGCAGTTTGGGCTGGTATCGTCGCAGGGCTCCAGGCAGTTGGATCCTTCTTTGCCTCAGTTTGGAACGGATTCGTAGGCGTCGTCACCGCAGTGGTGAATGTTATCAAGACGATTATCACCACCTATGTGAACATCTGGAAGACCATCATCATGGCCGTCCTGGGTGTCCTGCTTGGTTGGTGGAAGACCTTCTGGGGGATCTTCGGCGGAATCATCACTGCTGCCTTCAATCTGATTGTCCAGATCATCAAGCTCGCTGTGGCTCTCTGGACATTGATCATCAACACCGCGTTGAAGGCGATCCAGGCCGTTGTTAAGGCAGTCACCAACGCGATTGTCGCTCAGTTCAAGGCATGGGCGAGCTTGATCAAGTCGGTCGTGACGACAGCGTGGAACGCGATCAAGGCCGTCACCACCTCCGTGTGGAATGCCATCAAGGCTGTGACATCGACAGTCTGGAACGCCATAAAGACTGTTGTTATCACGGCTGCCAACGCGCTCAAGGGTCCGGTCTCTGCCGCAGTCAACGCCGTCAAGTCTGTGCTCACTAGTGCTTGGAATGCTGTGAAGTCTGTGACTTCGAGCATCTGGAACTCGTTGAGCGGAGTCGTTAGCGGCGCACTCAACAAGGTGCTCTCGACCGTGAGCGGCATCGTCAGCCGGATCAAGGGTGTGTTCGCCGGAGCCGGTAGCTGGTTGTACAACGCCGGACGGAACATCATCCAAGGTCTACTCAATGGCATCGAATCCCTCATCAATTCTGTGACTTCCAAGCTCAAGGCACTCACCGACAAGATCCCGAAGGTTAAGGGACCGGAGCAGCGAGACAAGAAGCTGCTTCAGCCGGCAGGTAAGTGGATCATGGAAGGATTCATCAAGGAGTTGGACAAGGGCATCGTTGCGGCGCTCCGAACTCTCAGCAGTGCAACAGACATGATCCCCGACACCATCACCGCCAAGCAGGTTGCGACGGTTATGCCTGCGACCGGTCTGAGCGCGGCTGCGAGTCTCGTGAGCGCTGCTCCGGCCACACCTCCGGTAGCGACTGGACCGACTATCAACCTCACCACGTACAACCCCGTCGGCAAGCCCGCTGTCGAGGAACTCAGTGAACAGGCGACTCGCCTTGCATCGTTGGGAGTTTTGTGATGGCGACGACAAGTGCCTATCCGGTCACTATCGACGGCGTGCGCCTCGATTCACACGCCTACAACATCGAGACCAAGGATGGACGGGACCTTGGTGCGGCGCTCGCCGGAGAGAACATCGACACCGGTATGCGAGATGGTGTGATCTGGACGCCCAACAAGAAGGTCGGGCAAGGACGAATTGTCTTGCAGATGTGGGTTACCGGTGCTGACGCCGAAGGCTTCGTGCCCACCGACAACTACAAGCAATACCGTGACAACCTGGACTTCCTCCGGCGTGTGTTCGGCGTGACGCATCGTCTCCTCGATGTGCGCATACAGCTTGACACGATTGGCACGAAGCGGCAGGCGTTGTGCGAGGTCGGCGCGGTGATTGATCCGTCGATGATCAGCAACTTCCCCTACACCGCCAAGATGACCGTTGAGCTCATCATCATCGGCGGGTTCTGGCAGGATGCTGCGGACACCAACTATGACAGCAATATCGGCCTTGCTGCGAACACAGATATCAACCTGTCGGCCTTCGCTCCGGCGACGGCTCCCATGCGGGATCTCTGGGTTGTTGTTGACGGACCAGCGACCAACCCGAAGGTCATCGACAACCGGAATGGCCATTATGTCCAGTACAACGGGACCGTAGGCAACACGCTACAGTGGGTGGTCGATACGACGCAGTGGACCTCCAAGACCGGTTCCGGCATCGCCTTCACCAACTCCGGAACTGATGTGTATGACAACACCGTGTTTGCGGGAGGTCATGCACCCAAGATGTTTGGGATCACGGCCGATCCGCTGGGCCCGCAGATTCGCATTGAAGGTTCCTCGTTCGGCGCCAATACACGGCTTCGTGTCCGTGGCAAGCTCAAGTACCTGTAAGGAGACAAGATGCCCACCGGATACCCAGCCGCCATCGACAACTTCACCGATCCGGCTCCGACCGACAACCTCAACACCGCTGCTGTTCTTCACAGTAGCCTTCACACGAACGTCAACGATGCCATCAACGCCATCGAGACGGAGTTGGGCGTCAACCCAAAGGGTGCGGCGCTCTCTGTCGCAGCACGACTGTCGGCCATCGACTCGGCAATCAACGGCAAGATCAGCAGCACCTTCTTCCATGCCGCGTTTGGTGTTGCGACGCTGGACGGAAGCTCCATGTTGGTGGAGAATGTCGATGCGGGCAAGATCACCACCGGATCCATCAACGTTGCTCGCATCCCGAACCTCTCTGGCGCCAAGATCAACGGCACCGGCTCCGGAGGTGCGGCGATCCCAGTTGACGCCGTGCCGTCTCTTCCGACCTCGCAGATCACTAGCGGCACCTTTGCCACCGCTCGCATCCCGAACCTCGATGCGTCCAAGATCACCACCGGCACAATCGATCCGGCCCGTCTGCCATCGAGCGTGACGGCGAACGCGAACAGTCGTGTCGTCGCGGACATAGCAGGCCGTGACGCGATTCCTTCCGGCGAGAGGGTGAACGGTCTGATCGTGACCGTCTTGTCGCCTCTCACCCAGTGGACGTGGCGAACGGACACAGGTGCGTGGAAGCAGACCGGCGCACCGGGATATCTCGATGAGCCGGACCTTGAGTTCACAGAGGCAACAGACCAGGTTGCATTCACATCCACCACGCCGACTCCGGGCACCGCCAACTGCTTCCAAGCCTTCAACGGTCCGCAGTCCGGGCAGGTCTGGGTCGGCGTGCATGGCAACTTCGAGTCCAATCTGGTTGGGGCCATTGTCTACATTGGGTTTGAGGTTCGAACCGGCTCTGTTGCCGGCGGTGGATCGTCGGTCGTTGCGTTTGATTCTGACAAGACGATCGCCAACGGAAACACCACCAGAATCCTTTGCGGGGATGAGTGGTTGGTGACAGGCCTGACTCCGGGCACGGTGTATAACGCAAGGACGTTGCACATGATCACCAGTAGCAACGGCGACATCTTCAACCGTCGCGTGACTGTGAAGCCGGTTCACTGATGACCACAGCCTACAATGACCCGATCCCGTACAACAGCGCGCTCAACTACAACGGCAGCGCGCCGATCGTCACGGCCAAGATCCTTCCGACGCTGGCCTTGAAGGTCCGAAGCAAGACCGGTGCGGTGTCCCCTCTCCCTGAGGCGCAGATTGACTCGATGGCCTTCGAGGACTCCTCTGTCAGCGCCATCTCGGTGAAGGTCCCGAGCGGCACCGTAGGCGCATCTCTCGTTGGCGATTACAGCATCTTCGAGCTCACGATGAACGGTGCGCCGGTACAAGACGGGCGTTGGCTTGTACGTGGACAGAACTGGAACGCTGGTCTCAAATCCCAAGTCAAGAGTTTCACGGCTCGGCACTTGCTCTGGGATCGTCTGGAGCACACGAGGATCTGGAATGATCGCCGGTACTTGTATGCGGCGAAGACACCCGGCTACATCCTCAATGATCTCTTTCTCACGGCACAGCTGCGCGATGTGGGCTACTGGGATAACTTCACTTGGACGTTCAACGCGACCGTGGACAGCGCCGGACGAGCTTGGCCAACTTCGCTTGGATCATTGGAGTACTTGCCGACAGCGAAGTACAGCGATGTCATCAGCAACCTTGTGGACAAAGGTGTCATCGAAATCCACTTGCTAGGTGATCAAATCCAGGCATTCGTACCGGACACGACCGGACGAACCACACCTGCGCTTCTGGTCGTCGGCGAGGATGTGACGGACGCTCCGCAACAGTCATCGGCGGACAACATCGTCTCGGATGTGATCGTGCTTGGCGATGACAGCGTGAGCGTGGTCCGATCGAATCCCCTGACCTCCGTCACCTTCTGGCGCGAGGAAGACGGCATCAGCCAAGGTGGAACGAAGGACATAGGCACGCTGTCGATCTTCGGAGACGTGGCGTTGAGCGCCGGAGATGGCCCTAGGGTCCAGCGTACATACGAACTCGTCATCACCCAGGAGCGTCCATTCCTGCCAGTTCGAGACTATGTCGTTGGCGACTGGGTGCGCGTACAGCACGGCGACGAAGCCGTTGCGAGCTACCGCGTCAAGCAGATCACCATGAAGCAGGACAACGGACGATGGACCGGTTCCCTTGTACTCAATGACAAGTTCATCGAGAACGAGATCCGTCTCACCAAGAAGGTCGATGGTATCATCGGTGGTGCGACCATCACCGGTTCTGCGCAGACGACGGACAGCGAGACGAGAGACACCGGAATCCCCACCGCTCCAACAGGAGTGACCGGCAACGCAGCGCAGTACATCGATGCCAACGGCATCACGAAGGTCGTTGGGACGTTCACTTGGGCCGCTCCGTTGCTCAACACGGACGGATCGCCGGTCAGCGATATTGATCACTATCGTGCAGCTTGGCGCTACACTGATGACCCTCCGGCCCGTCCGTGGCAGTGGCGTGACACTGATGGTGCCGTCACAACGATGGCCATCTCTCCTTTGGACCCTGGCCGTACGTTGATGTTCTACGTTCGGGCGATCGATCAAGTTGGCAACTGGTCAATCAACCAGCCGACTCCGTTCATGCTGGACCTTGGCACGGACACGATCCCTCCGCCACAAACGTCCACTCCGTTGGCCAGTTCTATCATGAAGCAGCTGATCATTGAGTGGGACGGCTTGGACGTTGCCGGCCAACCGATGCCTCCGGACTTCTCGCACATCGAGATCTGGACCAGCGCATCCTCCGGTTTCACTCCTGGCGATGCGGGATCGGCGCGCAACGGAACTCTCACGAAGGCTGGGCAGTTCTACCTCACGAGCTTCGCCTACCCCATCGGAACCACAGCCTACATCAAGTTCGTGGCCGTGGACCGGACTGGCAACAAGTCTCCGGCTTCCGTGGAGAACCCTGAAGTCATCGTCGGAATCTCCGGCCCGGACATCGCGGCCAACTCCATCGTCGCCAACAACATTGCGGCCGGAGCCGTTACCGCACAGGCAATTGCGGCCGGAGCGATCACGTCACAGAAGATCAACATTGGCCAGACCGTCAACCTGGTTGTGGATCCGAGCTTCAACGATCCGGACTGGCGTGCCCGCAGGGACAGCACCGAATGGGCAGAGAAGCCATCTATGTGGTTCTTCACCACCGGCTTCATCGACCGGAATGGGTACTACCTTCAAGCGCTCTCCTCGCCCAACGAGGGTGGCGGAAGGATGTACATCACCGACTACATTTACACACAAGTCGGCGAGACGTACTATGCCGGGATCTATGCGCGCAACGGGCAGTTCGCTCCGAACGTGGAGGCTCGCATCCGGCTGGGCGTTGAGGTCACGTCCAAGGATGGTTCGGTCACACCGACTTGGGTGGACTTCGATCCCACAGGATCATGGCAGAAGTTCGGTTACCAGTTCGTCATCAACAACCTGGATTGGGTCAAGGTTAGGTTCTACATACAGGCAATCGACATGGTGTCCGGTGACATCGCCATCGATGACCTGGAGGTACGTGGCGGAGTCGGCACGACGCAGTATGCGGGCAGTCGAGGTCTCCTTGACCCGACAGGCCTTTATGCATATGATGGTTCGGACCAGCAGACGCTGTTCGTGAACTTCGCTACCGGCGACATCATTGCGCGCGGGCAGATCGTCTCCGGCGTGACCGGTAAGCGCACAATCATCAACCCAACTGCCACATACCTGCCAGAGATCCGGTTCTATCCCAGTGCTAGTGAGCAATATGCCTACATCAACGCCGTCGACAGCGTTGGCGGTGGAGTCCCGTTCATCGGCGTCAACGCTCCGGATACCGGCGCAGCTTCCTACGCACTCATCCTGTACGACACTGGCTTCCAGCTTGCCGAGATCAACAAGTCAACTGCGGTGCCCGAAGGTCCAGGATTCTGGGGAACTGGCAACGGTATCTCCGGAGGTATGCACATCTATGGGAAGTTCAACGGTGCAAACGGCACTTCCTATGAGGGGATCGGCGCATGGCGATTCTCCGGCTTGACGCCGTCTGCGGCGAACAGCTACGTGATCACGATGACGAAGCCTGCTGCCCCGGCATCCGGGCAGTGGTTGTTGATCTACTCGATTCGGCGCAACGCTGGGCAGCGATTCACGCACCAGATCACTGCGGAGTCCACTAGCAGTTGTAACGTCTCACTATACTGTGCTGTTTCAGGTGGGGTTGACCTTCCAACCTTCACAAACACTCCGATTGCTATTAGCCACTTGTGGGTGAGGACCGATGGAGACACTTGATGTTGTGAGCTTCTATCGCACCGGATCGGCTTCGGTGTTTGAGCTTGTCATGGACGGATCCAACGAGATGGAGGAAGACGGCGAGACGTTGAGCGTTGGTCGTGTCCACATGATTCGTGATGGATTTCTTGAGATGTACATGGAGTGCTACCAGATGCCTCCGGAGGACACCCTCATCATGCTTCTCCTCGATGCGCATGACGACACGGTTGACATTCCGCCGTACGATGCGCCGGGCATGCGTGAGCAGATCGACAAGCTCATGGAGAGCCGTGGCAAGCTAGTTTGGTCAGTAGATATGGGCGAATGCTTGTCGCAAATGTACGTGACTCGGGACTCGCACCCTGAGCTCTCTGCGCAGTGGACGGAGCAACGGAGGATCCAAGAGTCCATCATTGCGGACCAGCAGCGCCGGCAAGAGGATGAGCTTGCTGCGGAGTTCATCGACGCTATGACCCAAAGCGAACGTGGGCAGATGCGGTCCGGCGAGCCTGTGAACCCTGAGGGGTCGGTAGGATTGGGCATCATCTACGTACCCTGACAGGAAGGGCATGCAAGTGGCGGAGCAAGGGATCCAGGTGTCCAAGGAGCGCATCAACGACATCTTGGTTGGTAACCTGGCAAACCAGAACGTTCAACTACAACAGGAGATCGCCCGTCTGACTGCTGTCAACGAGGCGTTGATTGGACGCCTCAATGAGCACAGCAATCGGGAGCAAGCAGAGGCGAACGGTCACGACGGCAACAACTACGCTCCGGCTCCGACGCCGCCGACCACTTGATTTGCTCACTATGCTGGGGAAAGTGACGATAGTGCATGTGAGAGCACTCCTGGCCGATGGCAAGTTCTGGTCGGGTGTGCTGGCCGCCGCATCTTTCTCTCGCGGCACCGCATTCATCGAGAGACCACCAACCTCAGCAACGGTGGCATCCGGAGCGATTGAAGCTTTCATCAACTACCGTGCATGGGGCATCATCCTCCTGTTGACGGCCGTTGGGATAGTGATTGGGTATGTGTGGAAAAGGCTTGCAGTAGTGGGTTTACTCTCACACCTTGTCTCGCTGTTCGCCTACGGGACCTTTGCTTTGTCGATAGCTGCAGCATCGATCTGGTACGGGTACTCATGGTCCAACTTGGGCCTGTACTTCACCCAATCCGTCCTACATGTTGCATGTGCCATCTATCTGGGAGATGAGATCGCTCGTCACAGACAAGAGGTGAGAGTTGAGTAGCGAAGCCATCATTGGAGCCTTTGCGGCGCTGACCGCTCTCGTGACCGCAGTGTTCACCGGCTTGGTTTCGCTTCGTCATGCAAAGAGGATCAACGCGACGGCCGACGCCTTGGAGTTGCGAGCATATAGAGAGGCCTGGATCTGGGCGATACGAACGATCTGGGCCCTGCTTGCGCTCTTGGGCAGGCACAACGTACCGGAGCCAGACGGCATACGCGAGGAGTTGGATAGCCACCAATCATCGATCGACAACCCGACAGAGTTCTACAAGAAGGAGTTGGCATGACCGATCACGTTCGGCCGCCAACGCCGCGCATGGTGAGGATTGCTTGGGGTGGGTTTGCCTTCGCCATCGTGGCGGCCGCAGCCATTGTGATTTACCTTGCAATATGGGGATCTGGGGAATCCAAAGGCAAGGATCAAGCGAACGCTGGCAAGTCTCAAGCGCAAGCTGAGACCGTGGACCTCGCGGCACAGGTCCAGACGATATGTCGCGCCGGAGGACAACCGGCAGCGAAGCTCAACGCGGCAGGGCTCTGCGGACAGACCAAGGAGATCGTTGAGCAAGGGCCGAAGGGTGATACCGGCGACACCGGTGATGTCGGTCCTCCAGGCCCACCAGGTCCACCTGGCCGGGATGGGCAATCACCACCATGCTTGCTCCAGGCCAACCGTTGCGTCGGAGCTACCGGAGCAATTGGGGCCGTGGGCCCCATTGGTCCAGCCGGCAAGACCGGTCTCAAGGGAGACAAAGGCGACACTGGGGATCAAGGGGTGAAGGGAGACACCGGGGACCAAGGTGCAAAAGGAGATACCGGCGATCAGGGCTTGAAGGGAGATACCGGAGCACCGTGTGCGCCAACGATCCCTGAGTGTCGCGGGCCACAAGGAATCCAAGGTGAGAAGGGAGATCCGGGTGCTCCGGGTGCTCCGGCCTATCCGTTTGACTTCATCTTCGTTATACCCGGTGACGGGACTCCTCTCAACCCAAGTCGTACGTATGATTGTCACATCGAAAACCCAAGCACACCAGCAACGTGTGCGGAGCGGAGTGCATCATGAGTGAGAACATGGCCGAAGTTCCCGAGCCGACCGACGACAACACGCCGGACGGAACGCAACTGCCCATCGAGGGTTCGGATGACGAGCCCAACCAGGACGTTGACGCCGGAGTCGGTGGCGCCGACATCGCGTATGACGAAGACCCATTCCAGGAGGACTGATGGTCACATACATCTCAAGGGCTGCGATCGGCCTTGTGCCGCCGAACGGCTCACACGCCCTGGTCCCGTCGCAGGTCCTCAACACCGCGTTCCACTACCCTGGTATGGCCAAACCCATCAACGCTGTTGGGGATGCCGGACTGGCGCGGGTGAAGTCGGCGCTGCGCGGTTGGCAGACGTACCACATGAAGACGCGCGGCTGGAGCGACATCGCCTACTGCTTGGGCATTGACCAGGTTGGACGCGCGTACACCCTGCGAGGCATCAACATCCGGTCGGCTGCGAACGGCGGTGCCCAGGTGAACCTCAACTACGGTGCTGTTCTACTGATCCTGGGCAACAACGAAGCTCCGTCAGCCGCGATGATGGCGACGGCTCGTGCGGTCATGGGTGACTACCGCGTGCGCTTCTCTCGTGTCCCTCGCCGTCCAACCTGGCACGGAGCGATCCGGCCCGGTGGAACCGCAGCCGATCCATCGACGGACTGCCCGGGCAAGCTCACCATCGCTGCCATCAAGGCCGGCAAGTTCGATGCCGGATCCACACCCGTACAGCCGCCCAAGCCACCAACCTCACCACCGAAGGACGAAGACATGCCACTCAACCAGGCCGACAAGGACTTCATCACCGGCGAGTGCCAGCGGTACGCCGTCGCCAACAACAACTACACGCGGCAGGTCCTGGCGACCTCCACCAAGGCGATCCTCAACGCCATCGATGAGGTGGACGAGGAGACGGCCAACCGGGTGGAGGCGCAGCTCAAGGACGAGTTCCAGCGACTCGAAGACCAGCTGGAGGTTCCGACCAACCCAAATCCCTAGATGCCCGCACCATCCTTCTGCGGAACGGATGGAGTCCAGGCGAGGCAACAGACATCATGCTCGGCATCCAGTTCGCTGAGTCCAAGTGGACTCCTCCTGGCGGCACTGAGGGTGCGTATCTCGATGCCGTGGGTGACATCGCCGGAGCACGGCTGGGCCCGTATCCGACGAAGGAAGCCGCACAAGCCGACTACGGTGCTCGCAAGACATCCGGCAAGCAGGTCCCGATTCCTGTTGCATACAAGCAGGAAACGTTCAAGGGCCAGACCGGATGGTGGGCAATCAACACCGTCTGGGGATGCTCAGTCGGCGGTCCGCAGATCAGGTGCTTGGATGATCCGTCATCCGGCAACCACGCCGACACGTTCCGTGACGCAGCAGTTCTGCATGATGATCCGGACGCACAGGCAAGAGCGGCGTGGGAGATCAGCAGCCACGGAACGAAGTTCGATCTGTGGTCAACGTACCGGAACAAGAGCGACCTTCCGTACAGAGGGAAGGACTACACGTTGCGCCGTGGTCACCCTCGCGCAGCAGATTGGGACATGTAGATGAGCAACAACGAACCGGCTCCGGCGAGCAAGAGCAAGCCGGTCATCATCCTGGGCGGTGTCGCTGCTGCTTGCACAGCAGTGGTGGGAGTTCTGGCGACTATCGACGGCGTGCCGCCAGTCGTGACTGCGGTTGTCGCCGGTATCGCTACGGTGTGTCTCGCCGTGGCCGGATACCTCACGAACAACATCACCGTTCCCAACAAGAATGTGGTGGCACGCTACGTGGATCAGACCGGACAGGTTGTCGCCGGTCCTGCCGCAAAGCTCACTGCAGGTGTGGATTCCGGCGAGGCAGTACAAGTCACAAACCTTCCTCCGGCGAACTAAGCCGGTAGGCTAGGCGTACTAGCGGCACCTGCGGTTCCTTCCTGACGCAGGTGCCGCAGTGCGTCGCGGTAGTATTGCGATTCACATTGCCCGCTGTGGCAGAGAGGAGTAAGCGTGACGAACGTCATGGACCGCATCCGGGTGACCCTGGACCCGCAGTCGGCTGCAAATGCCTTGTACGAGGTGCTTCTGCAGTGGAAGAAGACTGATGATGAGATGCGGAGTCCACGCCTGCGGAACACCCGTCGCAGGGAGCTCATCGGCCGTCGTGATGCGTATGAGCGCGTGCTGGCCGCATTCGTCGGAGTTAACACCGGTTCGGTCCGGCCGATCCTCCGATCACACTTCGAGGAGAACTGACATGGAAGATGATGACTTGCAGATGTTCGTACAGCTTGGGACGATCGACAGCATCGACTGCGTGCCCCTCACGGACGCAGACCACGTTGCGGGTGGCATCCCGAAGTGGGCTGAGATCCGTCTCGACATCGAGCGAGACAACAAGATGCTCGTTCACTACTTCACCAGGCACGACGGCGAAGCGGTAAGCCTCGCCGTGCTGAAGGCGATGCACCCGAATGCCGGCAAGTCCATCAGCCTACACCTCTGGAACGCGATCGATGGGTGCATGGTGAACCTCATGCAGGGTGTGGTTTCCGGCGAGGAGAAGGCGAAGGAGCAGGGCCTGGCGCTAGGGCTTGCAACTGCACTTGCCCTTATTTACAACCCAAATGCGCCAGATGTGGATGCCGTCCGGCGCGAGGCACAAGCTCGATACGACGCGGCAGAGTGATGCAGTGCGTCCGATAATCGGGTGCACGACCCCTCGTGATTACTGCATATCGGACGCTGCTCCGATGGGGTTTCGTTACTGCAGGTTAGCATCACACATAGACGTGGTAACGTGCAGTAATAGTTTGTAACGATTTGATTACGGGATGGCGATTCGTTTTGTGTTCCCTACGCGCGTAGGGAAGAGTCATCCCCGCAACACCCATGCGGCCCGCTGAGGCCGTACCTCGTGAGCGATCGCGGGTGGCCCTGGACTTGGAGATACGCGCCGGAGTAGCGGCGAGGTAGCCGGACCAGAGAAGCCCCACCCATCCGAAGCCACCGGGACTCCGGGCAACCGGACGGCGAAGCCTGCCCTAGGGGAGAGGCTGAGTCGGAGCGTAGGTGCGAACTATCTCTAGCCACCCACAATCGCTCCGCTCGGCAAGCTACCAGGGAGGGAGCGAAACATGCTCCGAAGGATCAACGTCTCCGGCGGTAACCGGAACCTGCATCGAAACAAACGCAGGGTCGTTACGAACAACGACATCTAGCTGCTCCCTTGTGGATGGCGAGGCTAGGCGATGCGGGCAAGTCTGAAGAAGACTCGAATGGCTCTCAGCCAGGTTGTGACATGACCCCAGGAGACCAGGACAACTCAAGAAGGTGTACCGAACGATCCGCAGCGGAGTTGGATCGTTCAGCAACTCGCAGAGACGGCGGTAACCGTCGGCTGCCAGCCCGTTCGAGTCGGGCAGTTGCACGGAATTGGGGCGTTGGGCCCCAATCTAACAGGAAGGCAAGATCATGACGAACACCACCCGCCGTACCAAGTCCGCTGCCGGCTCGAAGCTCGGCATCACCGGCGCCACCGTTCTGGCCGGAGCGCAGGCCGCAGCGAAGAAGGCTCCGGCGAAGCGGACTGCTCGCAAGACCACCACGCCGAAGCACTTCGACAACGTGCCGGAGACCGACAAGCCGGTAGCCAAGAAGGCGACGGCGAAGAAGACCACCGCCAAGAAGGCCGCATCCAACGAGCCCAAGGTGCTCAAGCGTGACGTGGCCTTCGAGGACCGTGACTGGACGTACCTGGACGAGAAGGACCCGAGCATTCAGCAGGTTCTCTTCGCCCAGCAGATCAACATGCGGACCAACATCGAGATCGATGCCAAGCAGGTCCAGGCCGTTCTGGCCATGCACCCGTACTTCCAGCGCTCCGAGACCAACAAGAAGCGTCCGGACTACCACGGCCTTGACGCCGTTGTCGTGGAGCAACGCTCTGTCCACATGAAGCAGGCGCACGCCGACGCCAAGGAGATTCTGGACAGCCTGGCGGCAGAGTCCTTGAAGAAGCCGGCAGCGAAGAAGGCTCCGGCCAAAAAGACGACGGCTGCGGCTCCGGCGAAGCGTCCGGCGCGAGTCACCCGCAAGACCACGGCTTCGGCCAAGAAGGCTGACGCCGCATTCTGATGCTGATTGGGGCCCAAAGCCCCAATTGGCGCTGACCGAAACGGATCAAGAGGGAGAAGCATGAACAAGGTCATCAAGGGAATCACGATTGCGATCGTGGTAGGAAGTTGCACCGTCACCATGGGTGCGGCGAAGGGTTGCGGTGGTTCTGGGAAGGGACCAGCGCGCAGCGCGTCGTACGCCGGAGACGGTGTCACGCAGTTCGGTGATCCGAACGGAGCGAAGACGTACGCCAACGAGGGAGCTTCAGGCAAGCTCAAGTGGGGTGTGACGTACAAGGCCGTGGCGATCGACAGCACGGACCGTACGAACTGCGAGTGGAGGCTGTACACGATCAACTCCGAAGGGGTGACCACCTTCCTCAAGAAGGGTGGTTACCTCACGGCCAAGATCAACTTCGGCGAGCAGAAGACCAAGAGGGTGTTCCTCAAGTCGCTCGAATGTGGGCTGTGGAAGCCTGCCTGATCGATCAACCTTGGTGGCCCGCTAGCTCCGGCTGGCGGGTACGCCATGGCCGATCGGCCAACAAAGGAGGAAGGGAAGCATGAAGAAGATCCTGGGGCTGCTTGCCGTGGGCGTAACGGCTGCTGTCATGGCCGTTGCTGGCCCGACCCAAGCAGAGGCGTACAGCGGGCAGTCCGGCTGGGGAGAATGGCTCATACCCACCGGAACGATCTGCCTGGAGACGCAGGGCACCGCCGTCCTCGCCGGTGTCGCAGCAGACTGGAACAAGAGCGATGCCGTCATCGTCGGTAGGACCAAGTGCACCGGCTTCGCCCGGAACATGACGGTCAAGTACGTTGGCGTCAACAAGCCGACGAACCCAGCCTGTGCTTGGGCCTACTCCGACGACGGTTGGACACGACGGAACGTGCGTGGTCTGTCGATCCTGACTCCGAATGCTCCGACCGTGTACATCAACTACGGCGCCAGCAAGTCAGGGTGCCGTGGTAACGCTCTGATGGTCAAGCACGTCTATGAGCACGAGTTCGGCCACATCCTTGGCCTCGCTCACAACAACGAGCCGTCCGTGATGGCGCAGGGTGCGCCGTATGGATGGGCATACAACGCGCCGACGAAGCTCGATATCTGGCGAGTCGGCTACCGCTACTGAATTGGGGCCCAAAGCCCCAAAACCACCACCCGCGCACTGTGCGCTGACACAAAGGGAGTCTGCCATGACTGAAGAGAAGATCCTGGACCGCGTTCGCAAGCTGCTCGACAAGGCCAACGGCGAAGGCGTCACCGAGCAAGAGCGCCAGCTGTTCCTGGACAAGGCCGATGAGCTCATGATCAAGCACGCCATTGATGAGGCGTTGCTGATGGCCAGCACCTCGAAGGAGGAGCGCCGCAAGCCGGTTGAGGAACGGTTCCACGCGGCGGATGAGAACGCACCGCACTGGGAGAAGATGCGCACCGTCATGCGGTACATCGCGCGGCTGTACCGGGTGCGCACAGCGTTCTACGGCATGTCCGGTGACGTTCACCTCGTGGGCTTCTATGAAGATGTGGAGTACGTCAAGATGAAGTTCCTCAACGTGTACCTCCACTTCTCGAAGACGATCGATCCGAAGTGGGACACGACACTCACGCCGGAGCACAATGTCTACAACTTCAAGGTCGCCGGACGGCAATGGCAAGACATCCAGTATGCGGCCGCGATGAACGGTGTGGACAAACCGTTCCACTGGTTCAAGCCCGCGTACCAGCGTCACTGCCGTCACATCGGCGAGCAGCCGACTCGTCACACGCAGCGGAACTTCGCCTACAGGGAGTCCTTCGCCGAAGCCTTCCGCACGCGGCTGTGCCAGCGCATCGATGAGCTTATCGAGGATCGCGACAAGCAGGTCTCCGAAGCCGGAGCGCTCGTGGCCGTGAAGGATCTCGGGCTGGACGTGGATGAGTTGTACTTCACCTTGTTCCCGCACCTGCGCCCGATGTCCGCAGAAGAGCGTGCACGGCTCGAAGCGGAGCAGGAGCGCATCCGCAAGGAGCAGGAGGAAGCTCTGCTGCGTCGGCTCGAAGCCATGAGCCCGCAGGAGCGCAAGGAGTACGACCGTGAGCAAGAGCGCCAGAAGCGCGAGGATGCTCGTTGGTCCAAGGACTACTGGGCCAAGCAGGCCAAGACCTTCGACAGCGCCGGACACGCGAGCGGCAGTGCGTCGGCGGACAAGGTCAACCTGGACCGCAACGAGGGTGTCGGCGGCACGTCCGGCCGGAAGGAGATCTGAGATGCACACGAACGATTGGTACAACGATCTCGCTCGGAAGCTTGGGCATCCGGGCTGGTTGACGCTGGCGGAGCGGAAGGAGCATGGTCATGCACGCCAAGTGCGGTAGCTGCGGAGGAACGCACGAGACCATCTCTGAGTACCGGTCTTGTGCCGGTGCTCGGCAGGAGGCCCAGACGGCGGTATCGGTGATGGACAACCTCACCGGCGCACCGTCCACGATCAACCCGCCGTCCGACGCGCAGGTCAAGTTCGCCCTGGACCTCCTGTCACAGAAGGTCTGGCCGGACAAGATCACGGAGGACGATCTGCGAGGGATGGAGCGCAGGCAGGTCTCCTCCCTCATCAACGGTCTCAAGGCACAACCGGGAAAGAATGGGGCCGAAAGCCCCAATTCGGCGAAGGATGCCTGGCCGGAGATCATCGAGAGTCGCTATGCGCTCTGCGTCGACAAGGAGCAGGACGTGTGGCGCTTCTATGAGGTCAACAAGCCGACTCGTGGCAAGTGGGTCGGCTACACCTTCGTGGTCCAGCTGATTGGCTCGCCTGGCGACTACCGGAAGCAGCGTCTGGGCCAGAAGGTCGCTGTCAACATCCTCAAGGACATCATGAAGGTCGGAGTGGAGCAGGCCGTGTCCGACTTCGGGCTCAAGAGCGAGACGTGCGGGATCTGTCACAGCCCGTTGTCCAACGACGAATCGATCAAACGCGGCATCGGCCCGCATTGCGCAGCGAAGCTCGGGTGGTGACCGTGTACGACTATCACGAGGAATTGGGGCCCAAGGCTACGATGGATGAGTCCCATCGTGAATGGCATCGGAATTCCGGCGTGCCGATGGGCGTGCCGGGATGCCCGCAGGATGCCTGCCATGTGATGGATGACGACGGCTGCCCCTGGTGCGGCGAGCCGGTCATGATGTTGGAGCTTGAGGCTCATGTAGAAGAGTGCGCTGTGGCGCGGAAGGAGTTGGGGTTGTCATGAGGTTCCTCGCAAGCAAGTCTGGCACGGTGCATGTCATCCACGCCGAACTTGACATGTCGTCGTGCCCGGTTGTGACGAAGGCGAAGAAGGCTGGTACTTGGAAGGGCCAGCGTTCACTCAAGCCGGAAGCCGTCCTGGAGATGGGCGATTGCATCAACTGCGAGTCGCACAAGCACGCTCGCTCCGAGATCAAGAAGGACAAGGCTGCGGCGAAGACGGCCAACGCTGGCGCCAAGAAGGTCGGCAAGGTCACCAGTCCGGCCCGTGCGCCGAAGCTCGCGGCCAACCACCCTGTGGCCGACGAGCGGACTACGGCCAAGGCCGAAGAGCACGCCAAGATCGCGGCCGATCACGGATGGGCCGTCAACGTCGACAGCAACAACCACGGGGGTCTCACGGTCACCGCCGTGAAGGGAGATGAGACCTGCGTGCTCGCCTACCAGCGCAACGGTGTGCTCTTCAACAAGGAGATCGTCTTCAAGGTGCCGGGCCGTTCGGTTCCGCTTCACAACTCCGGCACATGGCGGCGTCAGGTCTCGCTGCCCGAAGGGAAGCGTCCCATCAGCGCCAAGCCGAAGCGTGCCGGTCGTGCGCCGAAGGTCGTTGTTGCTGTTGATCCCGGCACGGACGTCACCGGCGTTGCTGTCGTACGGGAGGAAGACACCATCCCGTTGAACCAGGCATCGCTCCCCTTCCCGCACGACGCAGAGGACATCGTGATCCTTGATCACATCAAGGGACGGACGTTGTACTGGCGCAACAACATGATGGCGAAGGTCGTCAGCGCCACCGTTCCGGCGAAGGCTCGGATGATCCGATTCGGTCACACCGGACGGGCCCAGCGACGCTACGTCAGCTTCCCCGAGACCACGATGTCGGCCGACGGAGAGGTCTACGGCGCTGAGCGCAGCGTGGCTATCGAGGACATGCTGCGGGTCAAGTAGGCCGGAACCTGCTCTCATTCTGGCGAAATCACACCGAGACGGCTTGACATGGTGCGGGATGGGTCCTTACCTGCCCCGTACCCTCATCTGGCCTTAGAAGCCAAATACTTGCCGGTAACTTACCGGCCCACACAGAAGGAGATCACCGTGGCGGTCGTGGTGGAGAAGATCGGCAACCGGATCTACCTGCGGACGCCTTGGGCTCCGGGGATGCCGGAGAGGTGCAAGAGCGTCCCTGGCGCTCGATGGAACAAGACGGCGAAGGCTTGGACGTACGCCTGTGACTTGGAGGTCTGCCGGATGCTCCGAGAGGAGTTCAAGGATGACTTGCAGATCGGACCTGAGTTGACCTCTTGGGCACGCAATGAAGTCTCGCGGGAGCGAGCGGCGACGAACATGCTTCGAGCTTCTGGCATGGAGTACGACGAAAAATCCGTCAGTCTTCCTACGCGCGTACGGACAGCACCACGAATGGCAAAGGCTCTTGAGGGCCGTCCGTTCCAGGTCCCGGGCGCGCGCTTCCTCGCCTACGCGAGGCAGGCTCTCATTGCAGATGAGCCGGGCATGGGCAAGACGATCCAGACTCTTGCTGCTCTCGTTGAGCTCATGACGGACGGCGGTAGGGTCCTCGTGCTGGGCCCGAAGACGGCTGTGACGGCGACATGGCGCCAGGAGATCCACAAGTGGCTTGAGGATTTCGAGCAGGGATACACGTTGACCTCCCTTGCCGGCCTGACCGCAGCCAAGCTCGATGAGGCGTTGGAGGAGTACGACGCGCTGCCTGATGATGGCCGGATCCACTTCCTACTGGGGAATGGCGAACTGGTACGCATCAAGTCAACCCGCACCTGTACCCGCGCCGGAGCAGAGAGAGGATGCGACGGCACGTTTGAGTGGTGCGAGTTCGCCGACAAGCACAAGGGTGCAATCGAGCCTCGCCTGCCCCGGATTTTCAAGCGGGAGTGGGATGCAATCATTGCGGACGAGACGCACCGCTGGCTCATCAACACACGAGGCAAGCACGCCTCGCAAGTCGGCCGTGGCTTCGTCGCGTTGCGCAGCACTGAGAACGGGCTGCGGTATGCGTTGACGGGTACGCCGTACAAGGGCAAGAAGCACAACCTGTTCGGCACGCTCAACTGGCTCCGGCCGAAGGTCTATACGTCGAAATGGAACTGGGTTGAGCGCTACTTCGTTGTGACGGAGAATGAGCACGGCGGACGGACGATTGGGGACATCATCCCTGATCGTGCGGAGTCCCTGTTCCGCAGCCTTGATGCGATCTGCCTCCGGCGCACCAAGTCGGAGATCCGGAAGATCAACCCGGCGTGGATGCCGCCTGACAAGATGTACCATGAGGTCAAGGTGCAGATGGATCCCAAGCAACTGAGGGCATACAAGGCCATTAGCCGTGATGCGGAGGTCCAACTCAAGGGTGGAACCCTTACGACGTTGGGCGTGCTCTCGGAGTTCACCCGGCTCAAGCAGTTCGCATCTTGTTACGGCGAGCTCAACTCCAAGGGTGAGTTCGTCCCATCGTTGCCGTCTGGGAAGTTTGAGTGGTTGCTTGACTTCCTGGAGGAACGTGGCATAGAGGCCAAGCAGGGATCGGCCCGTAACGGCGATCTAAGCGATGAAGTCCACAAGGTCATAGTCGCGTCCCAGTTCACCAAGAACATCAACCTATGGGCCGCTGAGCTTGTGGCGAAGGGCATCCAGTGCTATGTGCTTACCGGTCAGACCTCCGAGAAGGATCGTGCGCGCATTGTCGAGAGCTTCCAGGCCGGAGACGACGTGCGCGTGTTCCTCATCAACACGACGGCTGGTGGCGTGTCGATCACATTGGACACGGCCGACGATGTCGTCATCATGGACGAGACGTGGGTGCCCGATGATCAAATCCAGGTTGAGGATCGCGCGCACCGCGCATCAAACGTCAAGCACCAAGTGCACGTTTGGTACGTTCGGGCCGAAGGAACCGTTGAGGAGGACATCGCCAAGGCCAACTTCGCCAAGGCAGAAAGCAACTTCGTGATGCTTGACAAGCGCCGTGCCCTAGAGTTCGCTGGGGATCACTACGGCATTGACCCGAAGTCGTGATCTGATCGCAGAGCGCCACCCATGCCGATCTCCCTCCGGCGTGGGTGGTTCTGTGCGGGAACAGGTCCTGCACGAAAGGGAGGTGCTTGCTATGGGCAAGCGTTTTGGGGTGGTGTTCGTTCTGCTGCTGGCCCTGCTGGGACTCGGCACGCAGACGGCCAACGCTTCGTGGGATTGGGGCCGGACCGCTCCGGCTGCCACGCAGTCGTGGGACTGGGGCAAGTCGGCTTCGGATGCCGACAAGATCCCGTGCGACAAGACGGCGAAGATGTGCAAGACCGGCTACAAGGCGAACGGACTCGACACGGTCGTGCCGAACTCGCTCGCCTCGCCGGATGCCGTTGACACGGCGGGCAACGGCTTCGCCATGGGAGTCTTGCCGAACTACTGGACGCTGTGCGTAGCCAACGGCTATGGGCCGACAGTCGGCGGTCCGGTGCTCAGCTGGAACTACCCAGGGCGTGCGCTCACGATCAGCCTGCGCAACGTCTGTACCGGGTACAGCATCACCAATCGGATGACGATCGACAACGTCAACAACGCTGGTGCTTGCATCCAGTACAGCAACCTGGGCAACATGGGCTTGCAGCAGCACTGGGGTCCGTACTACTACATCTGGAACCAGAACCCTGTGATCTGGGTCAACACACGTTCCGGGTGTAACAACGCCGGTGGACAGTTGGTCCACAATGCGGCGAAGGGCGTGGGGTACATCCTGGGACTCGCATACAGTACATGCAACGATTGCGTGATGGGACCGGACAACAACCTGGTGCCCGGCGCAACCAACGGCGACTCCCTGGACGCCAACACGATCTACCAGATGCCGTAGCAACAACCGCAACACCATCATGACCGTACGACCCAGTCACGTGCCGGTCTCCTCTGTCCCGGGGAGACCGGCACACTCACGTAGAAAGGCAATACCATGTCCAACAACGAACACCAGCGCTGGGACCAGAACCCTGTGATCTGGCAGAACACGCATCCATCCGGCCCGCAGCAGGAGCCGTGGGTGCCACCGACTCGTCCGCAGGACGGCTTCCACTGGAACGCGCAGACCGGTCAGTGGGACCCCAACAAGCCACCAAAGAAGAAGATGAGCAAGGGTGCGAAGATCGGCTGGTTCATCTTCGGCGGTGCCGGTCTGCTCATCGTCGCAGCAGCGCTGGGTCCGAACGCGAGCGACACCGGCACGACCAGCAACCCGTCTTCCGTCCCCACGGTCGTGGACAACGGGCCAACGCCGGACCCGGTCACCACACCCACCAACAAGCCCACTCCGGTTGAGCCGACGAAGCCGGTTGAGCCTGCAAAGCCCAACCTGACCAAGAGCCAGGAGCAGGCCATCGGTTCGGCCCAGGACTACCTGCAGCTCAAGGGATTCAGCCGGTTGGGCCTGATCCAGCAGCTGTCGTCGGAGTACGGCGAAGGCTTCTCGAAGGCTGACGCCATCTTCGCCGTCGATCACATCGACGTGGACTGGAACGAGCAGGCTGTGCGTGCGGCCAAGTCCTACCTGGAGTTGAAGCACTTCTCTCGGGCCGGTCTCATCCAGCAGCTTGAGTCTCCGTACGGCGACCAGTTCACCCACGCCCAGGCCGTGTACGGCGTCAGCAAGTCCGGTCTGTAGCCATGCTTGTTGTGCTGGTCGGCATTGCCGGCTTCATCACAGGGGTGGGTGCAACGATCTACGTCCAGCGTCGTCTGGCACAACCATGGGTACGTGTCACCTCTGCCCCACGGAAGCAAGGCAAGCTTCCGCCCAACGTCAAACGAGGCAATCGGCCGGACACCTACCGGACCATTGGGCGACCTCGCAACATGGACGAAACACCTTCGGTGATCCGTCAAGCCCTGTTCACCCGCAGGACCATCAGGAAGCTCGGTGATGAAGATGATTGAGGTCAAGCGGAAGCGCCATCACCACTTGGCGTTGTTCCCGTTGATGATCATGCTCGGAGTCGGCTTGGCCATTTGGCTGGCGCCACCGCAGGAGTATGATGTCACTCCGGCGATCCGGCCACCGGTAGCCGAAGCAGGCGCAGCCGTCCCTACAACCATTGTCTCCGTGGCCCAGGGCCAGCCCGTAGGCGATGAGGCGTACTTCGAGGGGTTCCGCCTCAACACCGGCTGGCACTTGGCTCAAACGGCCACCTATGGCCGGTACGACCTTGATGCGACCGTCACCAACGTATCGGATTCTCCCGATATTGCAAGAGTGCTCGTCACGATCCGTGTCGGAGAGCGGAACGTGGAGATGCTGATGTGCCGGGTAAGTCTGTCGGCCGGAGAGACCGGCATCCTGATGTGCGCAGACACGCACCACGCCGACTACAGTCCGCGATGGTCCCGAGTGACGCTCAGCGCATCGTAATGCATCAATTATGATGGGGTTTTACGCATCATCAAATCAGCGGTAGTTTCATCGAATCCAATCCCAGGAAGGAACACCATCATGGTGGCACGACGCACGACCAAGAAGACGGCGGCCAGCAAGCGCACCGCTCCGGCTCCGGAGCCGGAGGAGACCGAAGCCGAAGAGACCACCCGGCGCGGCCGCACCCCGGATCTCGGCAAGTACGAACTGTTCGCTGAGTGGGCGGAAGCCGAGCACGGGGTGGAGATTGACCCCGAGCAGGCCATGTTCACCATCACGAATTACAAGCACTTCCAGACCTCCGACATGAACCGCGAGTACAACGAGACCAAGCGCGCTGCGGCCGCCGAAGCTCGTGAGGCTCGTGAGCAGCGTGCTGCGGACCGCGCAGCGGCAGCGGAGGACGAGGACGGCAGCACCCGTCCGGCGAAGCGCACGGCGAAGAAGTCCAGCGCGGCTGCTGCGTCGGCTCCGGCGAAGAAGACGGCATCCAAGCGTCCGGCCAAGAAGACGGCTGCACGACGAACGGCGCGCACCACTTCGGCGCAGGAAGCTTTCTGATATCGAGCATCGCCGGCAACCCCATCCGGAGTGAACTGCGAACATTCCGGGTGGGGTTCTCCGTCCCAAGCTAACTGGAAGGAGATTGGGATGGCAACGAAGGCCGAACCCGCTGTGGTTCATATTCGCACCAGCGAACGGAAGTACTTCAAGCGTTGCATCCTTCGTTGGTGGTGGGCCTACATGGAAGGCTTGCACACCAAGGAGCCAAGCCATGCGCTGTGGTTCGGCTCCGGCATTCACGAAGCGCTCGCCCACTACTATGCACCAGGACTCAAGCGAAACAAGGACTTCGTGGAGGTCTGGGAGGACTGGTGTGACAACGGCTCCGGCGATGGCATGTATCAGAAGGTGGAGGACCTGGGCGACAAGTTCATTGAGTCGCGTGATCTTGGGATCGCCATGCTGCTGGGCCACCAAGAGATGTGGGGTGAGTACGACGCCAAGCTGGACTTCATTCAGTCGGAATTCCCATTCCAGGTGATGATCCCGTTGGACGACGGGACCAAGGTGGAGTATGACGGGACCTTCGACGGCGTGTACATCGACGGCAATGATCGCAAGAAGGTCAAGCTGCTGGAGAACAAGACGGCGAAGGCGATCAGCACGAAGCACCTGTCCCTGGATCCGCAGGCTGGTGCATACTGGGCGATTGCTTACACGATCCTCCGGAAGCGTGGCATCCTCAAGCCTCGCCAGAACATCGACGGCATCATGTACAACTTCCTCCGGAAGTCCATGCCCGATGGAAAGACGCGCAACAAGGATGGCTATGTGACGAACAAGCCGACTAAGGCCCAGTACGTCGCACAGCTGATGCGTGACCGCAAGGACGAATTCCGCCTGTCCCGGCTGAAGATCGATGATCTCGCGGCAGTAGCGGCCGAACGAGGCAAGGAGGTCTACGGCGACATCAGCAAGGTTCAGCCGTCTCCTCTGTTCGTGCGGGAGTACGTGAAGCGCACGCCGCGCGAGCGAGCTTCCGAGATCCAGGGCATCAAGGACGATGCGTTGCACATGAACGCTGTGCGCAACGGACTCCTTCCCGTCACCAAGACTCCAACGGAGAACTGCTCTTGGGATTGTTCCTTCTTCGAGATGTGCGAACTGCGGCAGCAGCAAGCCGACTGGGAACAGTTCCGTGATGGTCTCTACGTTGTGGACGATCCCTACAAGGACCACAGGAAGGCTGCCTGATGGCAACAGCAGTTCGTTTACCTCCGGAGATCATCGACCTGGAGGACTACACGGAAACCATGAACTGGCTGCTGTTTGGCCACATGGGCTCCGGCAAGACCGTAGTGGCCGGTAAGCTGCCGGGCCGTGTGCTCATCCTCGCCAACGAGAAGGGCACCATTGCGGCGAAGCGTCAAGGCTCCAAGGCGAAGGTCTGGAAGATCCGGACCTGGGAGGACCTGGTTGCTGCATATGAGTGGCTGGCCAACCTTGAAGTCATCCCCTTCGACTGGGTTGTGATCGACTCCATCACCGACATGCAGTACAAGTGCATTCGTTGGATCATGAGGAATGTCGTCAATGCCAACCCGACTCGGGATGAAGACATCCCGGCGCAAGGCGACCACTTCAAGTGGCAGCTGTCCATGAAGCGCATGGTGGCCGACTTCAACGAGCTTCCCGTCAACATGTTCTGGACCGCTCAGGAGATGGTGCGGGAAGATCCCGAAGGTGATGACATCATCCTGCCTCTCATTGAGGGCAAGGATTACCAGATCTCCAGCTGGGTGTGCGCGCAGATGGATGTGGTTGCCCATCTCGCCAACAAGACCGTCAAGAAGCGTGTTGACGGCAAGGTGGAGAAGGTGTTTGTTCGCCGGATGACTCTCAACGAGTCTCCGCCGATCTTCGCCAAGGATCGCTATGATGTACTGGGACGTGTGGTCGACAACCCGGACATCGGCGAACTGATCCAGAAGATCCTCGACAGCGAGACCGGCCGACCTCCGGCCCGCAAGCCCGCTTCCCGTTCCGCAGCACGTGCCGGAGCGACGAAGCGCACGACGGCAGCAAAGAAGACTGCCGCGTCACGCAGGCGCGTAAGCGTCTGATCAGGAAGGAACACCATGGTTGCAAGGGCAAAGGTGGTCACCGCCAAGTGGGGTGTCGCCAACACCGAGCCGGATGACCTGCCCGACTTCCTGTTCAACGACGAGATCGTGGACAAGATGGGTGGCGATCCGCGCGGTGTGTTCCGTGTCTGGGTCAAGAAGATCACCGTCGTCAAGAACAAGAACGGCGACGACATGCTGAAGATCACGGCTGAGATCTTCGACACCGACAAGGAGAAGCGTGGCTACAATGGCTTCGCTCTCTGGGAGAACCAGAACGTCACCGACGAAGGTGCGCGCTTCCTCAAGCAGTTCCTCAAGTCCTTCGGCGCGTCGTGGGACGACTTCCAGAAGCGCACCAAGATGATTCCGGAGACCAAGCTGGATCCGGCGACCATCCAGTCCATCGGCAAGGCGAATTTCGCCGGCAGCAAGAAGGTCCTGGCCAAGGTCACCATCGGCATGGACAAGGGTGGTGGTGGGTACGACCCCAAGCCGTCCGTGCGTCGTTGGCTGCCGTTGGCCGACGACATGGATGACACCGACATCGAAGACGAGGACCTTGAAGACGAGGACCTTGAAGACGAGGAGTTGGACGAGGACCTGGAGGAAGTGGACGAGGACGACGAAGAGTTGGAGGACGAGGAAGACGAGGACTCCGACGAAGACGGCGAAGCTGAGCTGCGCGAGGAGTTGGACGCGCTGGGCGTCGTTGCGCTGAAGAAGCGCGCCAAGGCCAACGATCCGGACCTGGAGAAGGTTCCGACGAAGAAGGCCGACCTCATCGATCTCATCGTGGAGCAGGAGACTCTGCTCGATGACGAGGAAGAGGAGGAAGACGAGGACCTGGGCGAGGACGATGAAGAGGCTGAGGCCGAACTCCGGGCTGAGCTCGAAGACCTCACCATCGGCAAGCTCAAGCTGCGGGCGAAGGACAACGGTGCCCGCGTCGCCGTCCTCAAGCCGATCAAGGACAAGGCGAAGGTCATCGACATCATCGTGGAGCAGGAACTCTCCGGCGACGACGGCGACGACAACGAACCTCCGTTCTGATCAACTGACCACCCCTGATTGCTGGCTGCCTTCAGGGTTGGGCCTAGTGCCTGGAGCCGATGCAGAACCGTAACCAACCGGCTAGCCGTTGCCGATGGACTAGGTTGGGATGGGGTCGTGGGTTAGTAGCCTGCGGCCCCATTCCGCTCTCCTCTCTCATACCCGTACGCGCGTAACATAGCGCTCTCAACCCTGTTGTGATTGGGGGTGTCTAATGAGTAAATTCGAGGGGTCGAAAGCCGACCCAATACATATGCCCAGTGCATTTCAGGAAGGATTGTGGGGCGAATGGGTAATTGTCGAAGACGGGACGGATCAAAGCGGTAACTGGCATGGCTGGTGCCCGCTTCACGATACGTACATGAGTGTCGAGAAGCCGACTGCTTTGTTCAACTTCCTGTCCGGAGTGATGGTTTGCAACGGTGAGCCTTCCTGCCACGAGGGCAAGCGTGCCATCTCTCTCACCAACGTGCTGACTAGGATGCATCAAACATGAACAATGCTGACAAGTACGTTCGTGCATTTGAACGTTTCCTTGTTGGCAAGCCATCGTCCGACGGAGAGTGGAGAGCATTCTGTCCGCTTGATGAGGATCCGGAGACATCGAAATCTCCGAGTGCCAGTCTGAACTTCGAGATTGGCGTGTGGCATTGCCAATCACGGGGTCACGGCGGAACAATCCGGTCGCTGTACCGGACGATGAGACAGCAGCGGGGCATGGCCTCTCCTGCACAACGAGCCGACAAGGGCGATCGATCCAACGTCATCAACATCGACAAGACGAAGCCTTTGCCGACTGACGAGCAGGTGAAGTTCTGGAACAAGAGCCTCATGGGATCAACGCGCGCTTACAAGTACGTGAGCGAGGAGCGTGGGCTGACCGATGAGACCATCCGTAAGTTCCTTGTAGGCTGGGACGGACAGCGATTCACCATCCCGGTGTACGACGAAGACGGCGAGCTTGTGAACGTTCGCCGGTACAACCCGCGTGCTCGCAGCCACAAGGACAAGATGATTAGCTGGGGCCCAGGTCATGGGTCCGGCCGGATCTTTGGATTGGAGGTGTTGAAGGACAACGATGAGATTTTCTTTGCCGAAGGTGAATGGGATCGCCTGATGCTCATGCAACATGGGATTCCTGCGGTCACAAGTACCTCCGGTGCTTCGGTGTTCAAGCCGGAGTGGGCCCGGTACTTCAAGGGCAAGAAGGTCTACTGTGTCCATGACGAGGACAAGCAGGGTGATGCTGGGGCGATGAAGTTCACCCAGTATTGCAAGGCAGTTGCTGATGGGATCTACCGGATCAAGCTCGGCACGGAGATCGATGGCGGAGACGTCACCGACTACTTCACCAAGCTCCACAGGACCTCTGATGAGTTCTGGCAGCTTGTTGACGAGGCAACGCCATTGTGGGTGCCCGAAGCAGCGCATGAGGTTCCTACGTACGGTCGGCCGGTCACGGTCGAGGAGTCCCAGAATGTCAAGTATGCTGAGCCGTTGGAGCTAACGGTGATGGTTATCGGCAAGCAGACTCCTGCGTTCATCGCTCCGAAGAAGATCACGGCCACCTGCTCGATGAGCGCCGGAGCCGTCTGTAACATGTGCCCGTTAATGGTCAATGACGGGAAGCTCGTTCGGGATGTCGAGCCGGACGATGAGACGCTGCTGAAGTTCGTCAACATCGGCGACACACGGAAGAAGGAGTTGTATGGTGAGCTAGCCGGATCCATGTGCAAGAAGTTCGTGGAGTTCGATGTGGATGACTCATACAACATTGAGGAGTTGGTGGTCACGCCTTCGCTCGACTACCGCAGCGAGGACACAGAGACTCCGATCCAGCGCCGGGTGTACAACGTTGGGACGTACTCCACATCCATCAACCAGACTGTGAAGATCATCGGGAAGCAGGTAGCCGAGTCGCAGACCCAGCGTGGTACGTTCATGGGGTGGCATCTTGAGGCGGTGAATACGGACCTGGAGGAGTTCAAGATGACTCCCCGGATCATGTCGCAGTTGCGCCGGTTCCAAACGAAGCCAGGCCAGACACCGCTACAGAAGTGCATGGAGATCGCTAGGGACATGGCGTCCAACGTCACTCACATCTATGGGCGTCCTCTGATGCACGTTGCATATGACATGGTGTGGCATTCCGTCACCCAGTTTGACTTCGACAACAAGCCGGTGCGAAAGGGCTGGCTAGAGGCTCTTGTGATCGGAGACACTAGGACCGGCAAGAGCGAGGCCGTGACACACCTGAGGCGCCACTACGGGGCCGGAGTCATCAAGTCCTGTGAGGGTGCCTCGTTCGCAGGCCTAGTTGGCGGCGCACAGAGCATCCCCGGTAGCCGGTCCGGCTGGATCGTCACATGGGGAGTCCTACCGCTCAATGACCGGCGACTTGTGGTGTTGGACGAGATGTCGGGACTCATGGCAGTCAAGGAACGGAACATCCTTGGAGACATGAGCTCAGTCCGATCCGAAGGCAAGGCAGTCATCAGCAAGATCGTCTCGGACGAGACCAGCAGCCGGACGCGAATTATCTGGTTGTCCAACCCTAGTGATGGAACGCGCATCGCCGACCTCCCTGGCAGCGCGCTGCGAGCTATCAAGCAACTCATACGCAATCCGGAGGACATCGCCCGTCTCGACTTCGCCATGGCAGTGGCCAACAACGAAGTCGGCGCGGATGTGATCAACTCCGCAGAACACAAGCCGGTTCGGCATCGGTACACGTCCGATGCTTGCCACAATCTCATCATGTGGGCTTGGTCCCGTAAGAAGGACCAGGTGTTGTGGGGACGTGGGACTGAGCAAGCCGTGTACGATGCGGCGATCAGCATGGGTGCTCGATACGTGAGTGATCCGCCGTTGATCCAGGTGGAGAACATTCGGGTGAAGATCGCCCGTCTCGCCGTTGCGTTCGCAGCAAGGACCTTCTCGTGCAACAAGAATGGCGAGAAGGTGTGGGTGAAGAAGGAACATGTCGAGTCGGCTGTTGAGTTCCTTGATGCGGTCTACTCGTCTGAGGCTATGGGCTACATGCGCTCTTCCAGGCGCGTGCTTGTTACTCGCCAAGAAGCAAAGGACTCCAAGGGCAAGGTGCGGAAGTTCCTCATGGGCGAGCCGCATGTGCTTGCTGCGGTCCGGGCGATCGGTGCGGAGACCTTCCGCAGTCGTGACTTCGAGGAGCAGGCCGCGTTGACGAAGGACGAAGCCAACCTTGTCATGAGGTCTCTAACTGAGTGGCGGATGATTAGCCGTGAAGCTCGTGGCGCAGTCCGCTTCGAGCCGGCAATGACAGAAGTGTTGAGGGAGTTGGAAGATGCCGGATACTGAACTGTGCCAGAACAAGGCGACCATTGCGATCGGCCGCCACACTGAAGCCGATGTGGAATGCGGCTTGGAGTTGAATCATGAGGAACGCAATCACGTTGCGTCGAATCCGACAAGGACTACAGATGGTGGCGAAGCAACGATCATCTTCACCTGGAAGGGATGAGGTCGTCACTGTTCCTCATGCAGAGGACATGGATGATGAGACCTTCCTCAAGCACATCGACCGACGGCATCGTCAGGACACCAAGCATAATGGGCAAAACGTCCTGTTCCCGAAGTCGACATGGACGGCGTGGGTTCCGTTGTACCGCAGCTGGCATGAACGGCTCCATGAGATCTCCATCCCGTTCCAGTACGACCACGAGCACCTACCGCCATCATGGCTCGAAGGAGAGGACGAATGAAGATCGCTGTGTTGGGCTCCGGCCCTGCCGGTCTGATGTCCGCAGCAGCTGCGTTGTCAGCGTCGGGTGATTCGACAGGAGGTGATCTTACCATCTTCTCCATCAACGGCAAGTCGAAGCTGTACGGTGCCCAGTACCTCCATGCTCCGATCCCGAGCTATACGGATGAGCGCCGGAGCGGATGGCGAGTCGTGACGTACACGATGGTTGGGCATCCGGAGGACTATCGGCTCAAGGTGTACGGGCCGATGTGGGACGGGAGCGTGTCGCCGGAGGACCTGGAAGAAACCCATCATGCATGGGACATCCGGCAGACGTACGACGCGCTGTGGGATGACTTCAAGGACCACATTGTCAGCGTCCGGATCGATCCGGCCGGACTCGCAGCGCTCGTGAGCGGACTCACGGTGTATGGTGACTTCGATCTCATCATCAACACCATTCCTCGCCCCATGCTTTGCCCGAAGGGACATCAGTTCCGTTCCACTTCGATCTGGGCTGCGGGTGAAGCGCCGGACCTAGGCATTGACCTTGCCCGGTTCAGCTGCCCTCCGGAAACCGTTATTTGCAACGGTGATCCAACTCCGTCCTGGTACAGGGTGTCCAACATCTTCGGGCACAAGACAGTCGAGTGGCCGGAGAACACCAAACCTCCGATCCCTTCGGCTGCGTCCGTGACGAAGCCTCTTGACACCAATTGCGATTGCCACGAGGGCAAGGTGCTACATGTCGGCCGGTACGGCAAGTGGCAGAAGGGTGTCCTGACACACCACGCCTACCAGGAGGTCCTGGAGCATGTCAAGACCAAGGTTTGATGCGCCGGTTGTCGCCCTTGACATCGATGGGACGCTAGGCGACTACCACGGTCACTTCATCCGCTTCGCTGAGCAGTACCTTGGACGGGATCTCCCTGACCCATACATGGTGACGATGGGTGTCCCGTTGTACACCTATCTCCACATCAGCAAGTCGATGTACCGTCAGATCAAGCTCGCCTACCGCCAGGGAGGTATGAAGCGCTCGATGCCGGTGTATGACGGCGCTTCGGAGTTGACGAGGATGATACGCAGAAACGGTTGCCAGGTGTGGATCTGCACAACAAGGCCATACCTTCGCCTGGACAACATCGACCCTGACACGCGGCACTGGCTGCGGCGGAACGGGATCCAGTATGACGGTGTGTTGTTCGGCGACCACAAGTACAGGGATCTTCGGCATGCTGTCGGGGATCGTGTCCTGTTCGTTGTTGATGATCTTCCCGAGATGCTGAACCAAGCTGAGGATCTCGGGATGCGTACGGTGCTCCGGAAGCAACCGTACAACGTTGGTTGGTACTACCGTGCCGACCACAACGCTGATGACATGTTCAACATCATGGACATCTTCGGAAAGGAACTGGGGAAGCAATGAGCATCAAGGATGAGGAACCCGACTGGGCACCCGGCTCGGTCGCTGCGCAGAAGGGGCAACACATGGACGGCACGAATCACATCGACCCCGGCGACCCGCCGTTGGACCGGTATGTGGCTCAGGAAGCCGATGCCGGAGATCCAGGTGCATGGTTCTCCATCGAGTCCAATGACGGCAAGCGCTACAAGCCGGATCAGATCGGCGTGAAAACCATCGGTAAGAATGGACGGTTGTATGAGTCCTTTGAGTTCGATGGCCACTACATGTGGCGCCTAGCTCCGGGTATGCCGGCATACGAAGGACCGAACTACCACGCCGATGACGGCGTCAAGGAAGACGGCACCCAGATGTTCTGGATCAACCTGGGCGTGCCTGCTGAGCTCGTTCCTCCACATACGCAGGAGATCCTGCGCACGGTCGTGGTTGACGCGCTGGCGCTCTGGGTCCGGCGCAACGTGGAGTACGGCGACGAAGCGAAGGAGCTTGGCGCCAAAGGCCAGTATGCGGACATCAACAGGAAGGTCCGCAAGCTCAAGCGTCTGCTCTGGGACGAGGATGTCCCGGCGTGGGCGATCTCGGAGGATGTTGAGCAGGTTGTGATGGATCTCATCGGCCACAGCATCCTCACCATCGATCTACTCAGGAAGGGGAACAAGCATGGCAATTGATCCTGGAGTGGTCGGCCCGCAGGATTTGGAGCTCAAGCGTCCGTTGTGGGTGATCGGCGCGAGCGACTACAACCTGGGCGCTGCTGTTGCATACAACGCAACGATGACCGGCAACTACAAGTCCGGCTGGATCGTGCAGACTGACGAAGCCTCGTGTGACGTGTGCGCGCCGGACTCCCTGGACTCGAAGTTGGACGAGATCATTGCGCTCGCGCCGGAGACCGGTGTGGACGTCGTGTACGCTGCCGGTCTGAACCTTCTCAACCCGTGTCGTGACACGGAGGAGACGGACCTGTTTGACACGTTCAACGTCAACGTGATGGGATTCATCCGGCTCATGCGCGCGATCGCTCGCCGGTTCCCCAGGCAAGAGCACAGCATCTACAGGCAGCTGGAGAACCAGAGCCGGGTGAACGTCGTCGCCGTGGCTAGCGATGCCGCTCGTGTGGCGATGCGGAACTCCATCACCTACTGTGCGTCCAAGGCTGCTCTGGTCCAGGCGGTGCGCGTAGCGGCCAGGGAGCTTGCGCCGTACGTGCGTGTCAACGCCGTCTCTCCGGCGATCATCGAGGGTACGCCGATGACCACGGCTATCGACGCTGAGGTCAGGCTCCAACGCAACTGGACGGAGGAGCAGGCACGGTCCTATGAGAAGTCTCTCATTCCCATGGGCCGCCGTGCGGAGAAGTACGAAGTGAGCAAGGTCATATTGCAGGCTCTGGAAGGTCCTGTATTCATGACCGGATCGAACATCGAGATCACAGGAGGCAAGTGATGCCCAATATCGCCATCCCAGCGCCGGAGGGATCCATCTTCGGGCTGAAGTTTCACCAGGTGGCCATCTACCACAACAAGCCGGAGTTGGCCGTGGATGCCTGGATGGACATGGGCTTCGACAACTGGAGCGAGGACACAGCGCTTCTGGTCGGTGCGGAGTTCGGCGATCCGTCCGTCAAGGAGGGTCACATGTTCTTCAACTATGACATCCTTCCGATGGAACTGGAGTACGTCCACTACAGCACCGGACGGCGGCACAACCGTGATCCTCGTGACGGCTCGGAGCCGTTCATCAGTCACATGTCCACGTACGTGGAGGATCTGGAGCATGAGTTGGCCCGGATCCAGGCCGATGTCGGTATGGAGCCCTATCACCGATTCACAACTCAGGACCACAGCAATCCCGTCGTCGTGGAGCGGAAGATGCGTTTCAAGGAGGCCATCTTCAACACGCGTTCATTCCTGGGTTATGACATCAAGCTGATCCAGCGCGTGCCGCTCAACTACGTGGATCATCGGGACCACTGATGGATGAGACGCTGGCACAACGCCCGAAGGCCGGCAAGTATCTCACCGTTGGGGACATTCTCGACATGGCCGACGATCTCAAGCGGCGTGAGGTTCCAAGGGACAGGATCATCAAGGCCGAAGGCGTCATCGGCTGGGGTGGCGAGGTCCGTGGCTTGATCGTCAAGATGCACCAGAAGGGAGCACAAGGCTCGTGAAGTATGTATCCCTCCACCATCACAGCACGTACAGCTACATGGATGGCTTCGGCCCGGTCAAGGACCACGTTGCCCGTACGGCCGATCTCGGCATGGAGGCGCAAGCCCTCACCGAGCATGGCAACGTGTCTTCCCATGTACAGCTGGAGAAGGAGTCGGCGAAGCATGGTATCAAGCCGATCTTCGGCCTTGAGGCGTACTGTGCTCCGTCGAACATGCGAGAAACCAAGAACCGGCGGAAGTGGCACCTCACCCTGCTTGCAGAGACGGCGGAGGGATACCGCAACCTGATGCGCATCGTCACGAAGTCGTGGGCGGATGGGTTCTATCAATGGCCCACCGTCCACGGCGAGTGGCTGCGGGAACACAACGAAGGGATCATTGCGCTCTCCGGCTGCGCAGACTCGCATCTCAGCTGTACCCTGCTCGGAGGTAAGGGCAGGGAGAAGGGCGATGAACGGGAAGCCCTTGCAGTTATGAGGAATTACAAGCGCATCTTCGGCGACCGGTACTACATCGAGACGCAGATGTTCCCAGAGCTTGAGCGAACTAGAACCCTGAACCCGTGGTTCGAGCGTGCCGCTCGCAAGCTGGACATCCCTCTTGTGGCGACGGCGGATTGCCACTATCCGCTGCCGAATGACAACAAGATGCAGGCAATTCTCCATACGGCCGGACGTGGCTTGGGGAGCGTCGATACAGCCGAGTCCCAATGGGAGTATGACATCCGGCTGACGGTGCCCGACTCCGATGAGACCGTGCTCAAGCGTCTTCGGGCAACCGGCCTCTCCGCTCGTGGCGCAGCACAGGCATTCTCCGCAACCGGCGAGATCGCAAGACGTTGCAACGTTGAGCTTCCGAAGGTTGAGATGCTCAAGTTCCCTTTGCCTCGTGGCGTTAAGGACAAGGAGGAGTTGATCTGGGAGTGGTTGCGTGAAGGCTGGCGCTTCCGTTGGGGCCACGACCGATACATGCGCGAGCACAAGAAGGAGTCCCTGGACCGTCTCAAGTATGAGATGGAGATGATCACCTCCAAGGGATATGTGGACTACTTCCTGATGCTTTCGGATGCCGTACGTTGGTGTAAGGATCGTGGTATCGCCGTTGGTCCGGCCCGTGGTTCGGCCGCAGCCTCGCTGGTCTGCTACGTGCTGCGGATCACGGAGATCAACCCGCTTCCCTTCCCCAACATGCTGTTCGAGCGGTTCATCGATATCAACCGCACCGACCTTCCGGACGTTGACTTGGACTTCGATGATGAGCGCCGGATCGAACTCGTCCACCACATCACCGATCTGTACGGGAAGGACCGTGTTGCGAACATCGGCACATACACCAAGTACCGTGGTAAGAACTCCCTGGACGATGTGAGCCGGTCCTTCAACATCCCGGCGTGGGAGGTCCAGCCGATCAAGGATCTCATGATTGAGAGGTCCGGTGGTGACTCTCGGCTTGACTCCTCCCTTGAGGACACGATTGAGATGTTCCCGAATGCGAAGCTGGTCTTGGATAAGCACCCGGATCTCCAGTATGCATTGAGACTTGAGGGCAACTACAAGTCGATGTCGGTCCATGCTGCCGGCTTGGTCATTAGCAACGCACCGCTCTCGGACAACGTGGCCACGTACACCCGGACGACGAAGAAGCACGGCAGTCGTCGCGTCGTCTCTGTTGACAAGTACGATGCTGAGTACTTGGGGATGCTCAAGGCTGACTTTCTTGGTCTCACGACGATGGGGATGATCGGCCGCGCCGTGACTGCGATCGGTATGAAGCTCCAGGACCTCTATGAGATCCCGTTGGATGATCCCCTTGTTCTAAAGGCATTCAATGACAACGACGTGTCCGGCATCTTCCAGTTCGGTGGTGGTGCCACGAAGATCGTCAACGGTGACGTCAAGCCGGACAACTTCCTTGAGCTAGTGGACATCAACGCTCTCTCGCGCCCTGGTCCGCTTCACTCGGGCACAACGCAGGACTACATCAGCATCAAGCATGGGAAGGCGAAGCCGGACCACCTACACCCGATCATCGATGAGCTGACGAAGCACACCAAGTTCTGCATCATCTACCAGGAACAGATCCTCCAGATCATCAGGGAGATTGGAGGTTTGCCGTGGACACACATCCAGGAGATCCGGAAGATCATCAGCCTCAAGAAGGGCGAAGGAGCGTTCAACGAGAGGTACCAGGACTTCATCAACGGAGCGAAGAAGCTCCACAACATGGACGCCAACTTGGCCGATCGGATCTGGAAGCGTTTGGTCACTGCGGGTCAGTATGCGTTCAACGCCTCTCACTGCGTCAGCTACTCGATGTTGGCCTATTGGCAGATGTGGCTGAAGGTCCACCACCCCCAGGCGTACTATGCTGCCTGCTTGGCGAAGTTCAAGAAGCAGGAGTACATCTTGCTTCGGGATGCCATGCGTCATGGGCTGACGATCCTGCCGCCAGACTTGCTCAAGAGTGGGCTGACATGGGAAGTGGACGGAGACTCCATCCGCGCCGGATTCACGCAGATCCCCGGCATCGGCGAGACGATGGCACAGGAGATCATCAGGGACCGTGAGGAGTATGGGCCGTTTGTCGGCTGGGGCGATCTGATGCGTGTGAAGGGTATCGGCCCCAAGACCGGTCCGAAGATCCAGTCATTCTGTGAGAGTGCTGATCCGTTCCAGATCCACAAGGTGGACCGCGTACTCACCGCCGTCCGTAGGGCGATTGCCAACGGGCAGTTGATGGATGTGGACATGAAGGGCAGGCTCATCCCTCTGCCGTCGCCGAAGTACATGGGCTCGGAGATCCCCACCGACAAGCAGAACTTCCCTGTCACCTACATCGGCATCCCGAAGAAGCGCAACCCGCAGGACGTCATCGAGGATGAGCGTGCCCGTACGGGCAAGAGCCTTGAGGAGGTAACGGCGGCCATGAAGGACCCGCACCTCTCGAAGAAGATGACTGTGGAGTGCTTTGACGACTCCGATGTCCTCGTCTATGTTCGTTTCTCGCGCTGGGACTTCCCTAGGTTCCAGGATGCCCTTTGGAACATGACGCTTGACCACGATGTGCTACTCATCAAGGGCGTCAAGAAGGGAGGTTTCGGCACAGGCATTCACGTCAAGTCGGCGTGGTGTATCGATCCGGATGAGCTCTTGATCGATGAGGATGCAGATGAGGAGGATGATGATTGAGGAAAGGTGCCCTTGCTGCGGAGGCAAGGTGCTCAAGCCAGATCCTCCGGCGAGGACCACGTTGGAGCGCATCCTGTTCGAGAAGGACTGGGACCGGCGCTACAAGGAGCGGAACAATGTCACATCATAGCTTCCGTTGGTGTCCGGCATTCGCTTGGGGAGCAAAGCGGCATCTTCACAAGTGCTGCATGACAGACCAGCATGTACTCAACGGATTGCGACAGCACTTCTGCTCGTGCGGCGCGGTGTGGTCATGACTTGGGCCATCGCCGGAATCGTATGGGGCAGTAGCTGGTTCGTTGTCGGCTTGGCAGCCGGAGTGTTCATCACGAAGCGTTACACAAGAGCAAGGAGCTATTGGTATGGCCCTGGGGAGCAACGAGCCGAAGAAGCTCACGAGGCAACAGGTGATCGATCGGGCCGTGGAGTTGGATCTCCGGCGCCAGGAGCAGATCGCCAACCAGGTGAAGATCATCAATCGCCTGACGGAGGTCAACCAGCACTATGAGGGGACGTTGGCTGAGATCGGTGAAGGCATCGAGGTCGGCGCTCCGCAGTTAGCGCGTGAAGCGCTCGACAAGGCGGTTGAGATCAACAAGAAGCACAGGAGCGAGGAGAAGCAAGGTGACTAGAATGCGTGATGTGAACTTGCTGGAGTACATGGGCATGGACGCCCAGAAGTGGGCAGAGATGTTCGCCAAGACCTTTGCCGGCGAGATCATCAGCCCGTCCGGTGGCAACGCGGCTGTTGATCAGGGAGCGCTGATCGGCTGGTTCGCAGCCGCCATCGAGTCCGGCAAGATGTCACAGCAAGTGGTGCAGATCCCACACCTGGTGTGGAAGTGCCACGAGATCGCCTCCAGCAAGGGATGGGACGACGGCCGGAACCCAATGGAGGTGTTCATGCTGTTCGTGACCGAAGTGGCCGAAGCTGCGGAGGAGTGGCGCAATGGGAAGGGCGTCACCGAGACGTACTGGTCACTGGCGAAGCCGGGCAGCGAGCAGATCATGGTAGAGTGCCCGCGAGACGTGCTCGACCTCGCCACGACGGCACGGACCTCCGGCTGGGATGACATGTCGGAGGAGGAAGTTGCATCCCTTGTGTACTGGGGATTCCTCAAGCCCGAAGGCGTGCCGTCCGAACTCGCAGACATCGTGATCCGCGTGTTCCATGCCGCAGGTGAGTGGGGTATCGATCTGGAGCACGAGATCCTCACCAAGATGCGGTACAACGAAACCCGTTCGCACAAGCATGGAGGGAAGCGGGCATGACTGAGCCGACTTGGCTGATAGAGCGCCGGAAGGAACACGACGCATTCTACGTTCCGGTCTGGGGCAGGGATCTCGGAGACCTGGAGTCTCACGATCCGTTGACGCGAGACGTTGCCTTCAATCGGCACTCGATGAACGATGGTCACCACGTCTCGCCGTCCGACAACAGCACGATGCAGATCGGCACGGACGAGATCCGTGTTGCTCTCGTGCAGGGCATCAATGAGGACGCCTTCCGCCGGACCTTGTCCGCAGCTACGCGCGCAACCATCGGCATCGACATCACGCCGAAGTGGGAGTTGTGCACGATTGGCCACGGGTGTGGGTTCCACACTGAGCACAAGACGGAGCCGGACGGTCATGCCGGCACTCTCGCTGATCCGTACAACATGTACGGCTGGAAGGATCCACTGGAGCCGGAGACCGACTGGGAGGAGATGATGAAGGGAGGTCTCCAGACGGCTCTGGAGAGCCAAACGGTCATCTTCGCAGTCTCGGGTGTGTCGAGGACTTGCACCCATCAGCTGGTGCGTTCTAGGCGTGCCGCGTTCCACCAGCAATCCCAGCGCGCTTCGTACGTTGGCGACGGGCCGGAGTTCCGCATGCCCGAGAGCGTGTGGTTGAAGCCGGAGATACGTGCGCTGTGGTTCAAGGCCGTCATGGCTTCCTGGCAGGCGTACCGTGGCGCGTGTGAGGCCGATGTGTCGTACCAGGACGCGCGGTTCATCCTGCCCGAAGGAACCACCAACTTCATCATGTTGGAGTACCCGGTTCGGGAGTTCCTCAACGTGTACGCCTACAGGGCATGCCACATGTTCCAGTGGGAGATCGCTTCGGTCATGCACAAGTGCCGTGATGAGTTGATCGCGGCGCATCCGTGGCTGGAGCCGTACGTCAAGATCACCTGCGAGAAGACCAAGGTGTGCGAGTTCCAGGGCTGGGAGAATGTCGAGGGGCAGTGCTCGCTCCCCTGGGCGAAGGAAGACAACCGGCGATTCAAGCCGGTCCACCACCGGATTGGGAAGAAGGACTGACATGGCTGCCGCCGATGAGCTCAAGCCGAAGCTGGAAGTTGCTGTCCACGAATCGCTCTCGACCATGGTGCGATCCTTGGTGTCAATCGGCGTAGCTCCCATGGATGCGCTGGAGCTCATCGAGCGGCAGTTCAAGACGATCGCCCGGCAGGTTGAGGCCGCAGTTGAGAGGGGAGTTACGCCATGATCCGCCTGATCATGTTGTTGTACATGGTGTTGCTGGCTTCCGAGAAGAAGGCACGCAACCGGAAGATCCGGAGCCTGTTGGATTATGTCAGCAGCCCTTGGAAGGCTCCGCTCAAGGAGCCGTCCCTGCCCAAGCCGGAGCCGGTTGTTGGGTTGCGGGCTCGGATCACACCGTTGAAGGAGCTTGAGCCGGAACCCACAACGCTCGTGGGCTGGGAGGCGCGAGCGGCCGTGAGGCTACAGATGCCAAGTACGACTGCGGCCGATGACTTCATCTACATCGAGCGTGCGCCGGAGACCTTTGACACTCCGATCGGCCGAACGCTGACGGAGGAGTTCATCCGACGCGATCCACACCGCTGCCCGTCCGCAGCAGTCAGGCATCTACCAGTCAACGATGCGGCGCGAGAGAAGTTGGCTCGCGCTGCCGAGCGGACATGCGAGGCTCCAAAGGGCAGGCCCACTCCTCGCCGTCCAAGGAAGGCACACGCTTGAGTGGCAATCACACTTCACAAGGTGGGAATCCCCATATCCGATTGGAGACTGACAAGTGGGGCGATGGATTCCACGGGAAGAAGGCAAGTGTGCTCGATAGCGTGACGAACGTTACGCCGGATGATGTACACAAGGCACAGCTTCGGGTTGTGTCAACAGCCAGAGCGCTTGGCTACAGCAACGGGGAATCCAGGAGATTGCTGGAGTTACTGGGGATCGCAGAGAAGGTGGAGAAGGGTGAAGGTCAGGGTAACAAACAGGGATGAATCACTGCCACACCAGATCATCATCATGGGCGGCCGGACGACAAGTGAGTCGGCCGTCTCGTGCAATTGCCACGTGATCGGATCGAACGGCAACGCACAGCCGATCGGATTCGTGACATACGGCGAGGGATCTTTGGACGAGATCAAGCGTCTGTACAGCAATCCATCCAACCACATCAACAACGGCACTCCGTTCATCCCGGGCGATTGGGGCAAGACGGAGATCGTGGAGGTCAAGTGAGCCGGTTCACGACGGAGGAGACGGGGTGGGCGGTAGTTGTCGCCTATGATCCTGGCGGAACTACCGGTTGGTCAGTGATGTGCCTGAAACCCCAAGCCCTATTGGGCAAACGTATGAATGGGGATCGCTCCAACATCCTGGCGATGAAGCCTGTCCCGTCTTCGCTCACGCACTTCGCTGCGGGAGAGATCACCGGGCCGGAGCCGGAGCAATGCGATCAGCTTGCTGAGCTGATCGACATGTGGGCTGACTGCGCAGTGGTGGGCGAGAGCTTCAAGCTGCGCAAATACCTCACAGAAGATGAGGTGTTCTCGCCGATCCGGATCAACGCATGCATGAACTGGCACCTCTATGGGTCTGGGCGGGCACTACACACCCAGACTCCCCAGATGGCGAAGTCCAAGTGGACGGACGATCGCCTCAAGCGCGCTAAGTCTATGGGGCAGCCTTGGTGGGTGGTTGGGAAGGACCACGCACGTGATGGCGTACGCCACGCAGGGCTCTTCATCGATCGGGCACGGCAGCAACCCGAGCTACGCGGCCGGGCATGGCCGCATCTGTTCAACCTGAAAGGCGAACTGGTATGACCACCATGGAATACAGGGATTCTGTACTGGTCTCTGAAGAGGATGTGGAGATCTGCCCGAACACCGCCGTCGTGCGGTACTGGCTCGACCAGCATTCGTGGATCGAGATCACCCAGACCATCCGTGGCATCGAGCTTCGTTCAGACGGTGGCAAGATGACCATCGAGCCGATCTCGGGCAACAACGTCGAGGTATTCGTGCGGAGGCGATCGTGAGCAACCAGGTCGTTGTGGACAGCCGGTTCGAATCTGAGCCGGCAAAGGTGGTCCTCAAGTACCCGCTGGATCTCGTGCCTGAGCCGGTGGAGATGCCCATCCCTGTCGGGGCTCGCCTGCTCCATGTCGAGTTCATCCAGGGCTCTTACCCGTATCAGGGCGAGTGGCTCATGTGGTATGAGGTGGACATCTCCAAGCAGGGTGTCTCGATTCCTCATGTATACCAGGCAATTGCAACTGGTGTACCCTTCCCCAAGATGGCCAAGCATCTCTCCACCGGTTTGCGGTTCGGTTCGGGGTCGAAGCCGTCAGAGGTCTGGCACCTCTATGAGTATCCGACCGGCGCCAAGGTGGTGGATGTTGAGTAAAGCCAACAGAATCCTCCAAGACATCGCCAACGAGCTTGAGAGCCTCAACGCGATGCTCGAAGCGATCAATGCCAACCTTTCGGCGCTTGTGGCAGAGAACACGGCCAGGAACCTCATCGCCAGCCAGGCCGTGGAGTTCCAATACAGGAAGGAACTGAAGTCATGAGTGATGCAGAGAAGAAGCGCATCAAGCAGGAGCTTGTGGCCTTGGCCATCGAGAAGTATCGGCTGAGCTACGTCATCCAGGGCTTCTCCGACCATGACCGCTGGGACCTCAATACGTACACGCTGAAGCTAGAAGAAGGCGTTGTGCGGATCCATGACGATGACACCGGCATGGCCGTCATCACCTATGAGAACCCCGGCAAGTGGTGGTTTGAGTACACGTATGCGGCAGCCGGATGGGAGAGGTTCATCCCTGAAGAAGCCTACGGAGAGTGGAAGATTGGCACGTCTGCGAAGTGGAGCGGTGTGCCTGGTGGCGGGTGGTCCGGCTCATGAGCTTCTGGGACTGGGTCGGCGTGTCGCTGGTCGTGCTCTGTGTCCTGGCAGCATTGTTCATGTCTTATGTGGTTCTGCGGCTCAACCACATCGAGAAGGAGCGGAAGCGTAAGCAATGATCGTCTCACACAAGTACAAGTTCGTCATCGCTGTGCCGGTTGGGCTTGACGCCGGAGACTGGCTCACGCGCATTGCTGCGGAAGGGGACACAGGGCACCTGGAAGTCATTGGGATGCCCAACGGTATGTGCGTTCCGGAAGGTTGTGGGCATTATGCGCGCTTCTTCGCAGACAGCCCGCGCCAACGGCTTCCGCGCATGTGGTCCGGCCGGAAGGGCACACCCTGGGAAGGACCGGTCCAGGTCCAGGACCCCAATGACCCCACGGAATGGCTCCAGTGGTACGCCTGGGCGATGCGGAAGAGATACCTGGCCTTGGGCGTGGAGAGTTCGCCGAACGGATGGGGAATGCGTGGGACGGATGGGGATTGGTGTTACTTCGAGGCTCCGGCCACCCTCGCTCGCACCTTCGCAGGTATTGGGGTGTCGGCTAGCGGGCCGGATGCGCCGTGGGGACGGGCTGAGGTCAAGTTCGTGTACATCGAGGAACCGTCTCGCGGCTGGCGTGACATCATCAAGAAAGTTGTGGGTAGTGGTGCCGAAGCAGCCAATACACGTGATCTCCTGAATTGGCACGTACCGCTCTCGCAGCTGTTCTATGAGATCCCTGACGAGCTTGCGTCGACTTACTTGCGAGATGCAGCTTGGATGTTCAAGGCCCAAAAAGGTCTGCAGTAAACATCGAATTTGTATACGCGATACGCGGGAGCGCTAGCGCGCGGCGGCGAGGACCTTTGAAAACCTGTCACGAAACATTCTCCGAAAAGTGCTGCTGTTCCTACGCGCGTAAGGAAATTGCGGGATTTTGGCATGGGGAGGGTGAGGGGAGTTTTTAGGTTGTCGGCCGTTGGCGCGCTCGCTCGCGTAAGGAATTGGGGTTTGTGGTGTTTGTAGCTGGTGAGGGAGTGATTGTGGACAAGCGTGTGAAGCGTGGGGAGTTCTGGATTGCGCCGGTGATCATGGTGGCGTCCAGTTGCCAGCATATAGTGGGAGAGCGGCATAGGGTGCTCGTGATGGACCTGATGACGCTCGTTGCTGATCTTGCTGGTGCTCCTGGTGAGAGGGTGCCTTTGGGCGGAATCCAGATGGGGAGATTTGGATTGGTGCTGAAGGGATATGCGGCGACTGACATTTGGGCAATTCAGCGCAACATCCTCTGGGAGGATGAACACTGCATGCATTGCTGTGGAGGTCTGCTGCGATTCGTTGATCAAATTCACGACCGGGTACTTGTACGGTGTGGACCTACAATTGGCGTCGAATGGAATGCTTCACGTGAAGAACTGACGACTGCTGATGCGAGGCGAATCACTGATGAGTACTGGACCGATTGAGTTCATCCGATCTACGCCGGTCGATGACCTAGGGAGCACGGAGTATGGTGGCGATCCTGGCCTTGTTGCTGGCGGCGATCCTGGTGGTGCTGTGGGCCTGTCTGGTCGCGGTGTCGATCATCTCGCTCATCTGAAGACGAGCGAACGGCTTGGGATTGCCCACCGGGCCAAGTCTTCTGCACATGATGAGGTCTCGGTGGACGAAGATGGTGTCGTGAACGTTCAGCAGGTCTTGGTGAACGACGGCATCGATCCGGTGACCGGACTCACTGTTGACGATGCTGACATCGAGGATGGTGCGCCTGGTGTACCGGCCACTGACTTTGTCGGCGGACCCAACGCCTGAGTTGACCAAATCATCTTGATCTGACTGCGGAGTGGAGTGAACAGTGCCCAGAGGGAAAGGCAGGGCTCCTGGTACGGCGACTGATGCCCAGAAGGCGGCTATGGCCAAGGGTCGTGCAACAAGGGCTGCTGCGCTTGCGGCCCGCAAAAAGGGGCCCAAGGCTACAAAGTCGCGGCACCAGATGCTGCTTGATGGTGAGCTTGGTGTCGATGAGCTTGACGACCAGGAGTTGGAGAACTTCAGGGGTCGTGACATCGATGGCGAGTTCAAGGGACGCATCCGGCCGATCCCAGCAAGCATCAGGAACAAGATCCGGCAACGCTTGATCAACAAGATGCAGGCAGGCTTCGAATCATTCCTGCCTCGTGCGCAGGCATTGCTGGAGGAGATCGCCGAATCAAGTGAGCAGGATTCGGCCCGCGTGAAGGCGATTGACTTGTTGCTCCAGCGTGGAGCCGGCAAGGTGCCTGACCGCATGGTGCTGGTTGACGAAGATCCTTGGGACACGATCCTCAACGATGTCTTGCAGAACGATGGCCTTGAGTCGGAGGAGTACAACCGGCTGAAGTCCGGACTCGCAGACTTGGCTAGTCGAGGCGAGGACCCAGAGAGCTTCTGACTCTGGCGAGGCTTGGCCGTACGGCGATGAAGGGATTCGTATGGGTCCCTAATCGTCCGATCCCTTCATCTCACAGGAGAGGCGAATATACCCATGGCGACGACTGTTGCGGAGCCCAGTGTGTACGATGCACTGAAACAGGCTCGCCCACTTGCGTATCCGATCTGGCGTGCAGGGAGGTTCAAGCCCCATCTCTCCCAAGCAGCGGTGCTCTTGCATCCAGCACGACATAAGGTCGTGAGTGGTGGCCGTCGTCTGGGCAAGAGCGAGATCGGCGCTGCCGAACTTGACGCAGAAGTGGTCAAGACCAAGATCGTTCTGTCATGGTTGCGTGAGCACGGCAAGCGTCGTGAGTTCTGGATCGTCGGGCCGGAGTACACCGACGCTGAGAAGGAGTTCCGCAAGCACTGGGACCTGATCAAGCGTGTCGGTATCCCGATGGACAAGCCTGGGTCGTACTACGATGCGCACTCGGGTGACATGCAATTGTCTTTGTTTGAAGGCAAGTACCTCGTGCTTGGTAAGTCGGCGAAGCACCCTGAACGTCTCGTTGGTGAAGGGCTCAACGGAGCGATCATGGCCGAAGCTGCCAAGATGAAGGAGAGCGTCTGGTCCAAGTACGTCCGGCCGACACTCGCCGACTACAACGGCTGGTCGATCCATGCCTCAACGCCGGAAGGCAAGAACTGGTTCTATGAGAACTGGCAAGCCGGTCAAGATCCCTCCAACGATGACTGGGCTTCATGGCGCATCCCCTCTTGGATGAACCCGTACGTGTACCCGTTGGGAGCGACGGACACCGCCATTGCTACCTTGCGCGCAGCGTTGGAGGAACGTTCACGAGGCTTCAACTTCCGGTCTCTCGTCAACCGGCTCAAGATGGATCCCGAGATCGCCAGTATGGTGAGGGATCTGGACGAGATCACGTTCAGCCAGGAGATCGGCGCGGACTTCTCGGAGTTCGTTGGGCGCGTGTTCAAGGACTTCGATGAAGAGGTCCACGTTACCGACTGCGCGTATGACCCGAGCCTGCCTCTGTACGCCGCAGTTGACTATGGCTTCACCAATCCCTTTGTATGGTTGTTGATCCAGGTTGACGTCTGGGACAACGTCTATGTTGTTGATGAGTTCTATGAGACCGGCCTGACGATTGACGACGCAGCAAGAGAGATCGATGCGCGTGGGCTCGCTCCATCAACGCTCAAGGGCTTCTACCCGGACCCAGCTGAGCCAGGTGACACGTTGGCCTTGGAGAAGCATCTCAAGATCCCATCATTTGGCAACACCGGTGGGGAAATCAAGACACGCCTTCGGTACATTCGTGAAGGCCTGAAGGTTCGCAACAAGCACCTCGCATGGGACGACCCAGAGCGCAAGCCGAAGCTCCAGATCAACCGGAAGTGTGAGAACACGATCCGTGAGTTCAATGACTACCGCTACCCCAAGGGCGAGGAGCGGCGTGACAAGAACAACCAAGAGAACCCGCTCAAGAAGGATGACCACACACCAGAAGCGTTGGGACGGTTCTATCATGGGTACTACGGGGAGCCAGAGCAGTCGGCCGGAACAACCACAGTCCGCAAGGGCAAGTTCGCCCAGCGTTGACTGGGACAAAGTCACCTCACAGTTCATCCGTATCGTGACGCACTGGCCGGACCTCGATGTGGGCCTTGGACGCTTACTTGCCTTGTTTGCAACAGATATGCCAGAGACGCACGGCGACTACGCACACCACGGGCACTAGAATCTCCGCAACCACGACAACCAGGAAGGGTCATCGATGACCGTACAGGCGAGTGAGTTGATGACTCCATACTCGACAGCGGCACCGCTCTTTGGCGCACCGCCGACTTGGATGACGGCGTACGATGCCCAGCGCATCTTGAGCTACCAGATCTATGAGCAGATCTACTGGAACATTCCCGATACGTTCAAGCTCATGCAACGTGGGTCTGATGCCGAGCCGATCTACATCCCAACCGGCCGGACGATCATCGACACCACCAACCGGTACGTGGGCAAAGACTTTGGGTTCATGATTGACCCGAACGTGGGCACGCCTGCCGGCCAGCTACTGCTCCAGAACGCATTGACGTCGTTGTTCAGGCGCGAGCGCTTCTGGTCCTCGTTCGCAGCCAACAAGCGCTTTGGCTTGATTCGTGGGGATTGGCTGTTCCATGTGATCGGTACTCCGGCGAAGCCTGAGGGACGACGCATTGACATCGAGACCGTTGACCCTGCCGCGTACTTCCCTGTCTTCGAGTCGGATGTCCAGGAGGGTGGGTCTCCGAACAAGGTGGTTGCGGTCCACCTCGCCGAACAGATCGTCCAGGACGAGAAGACGTACATCAGGCGGCAGACCTACACCAAGGGATCGGACGTCACGACCAACGACGGCTCCGATGTGTCCATCTGGTACAGCGAAGGTCTCTATGACCCGAAGCTCTGGGAGGACATCACCGCCAACGCGGCCATCAAGGTCATCGAGCCGACGCAACTACCGGCCCAGATCACCAGCATTCCCATCTACCACATCAAGAACTTCGAGACACCCGGCGATCCGTTCGGTAGCTCGGAGCTTCGAGGCCTGGAGCGGATCATCGGTGCTGTCAACCAGGCGATCTCCGATGAGGAACTGGCGCTTGCCCTTGAAGGGCTGGGGATGTACGCCACGGATGGTGGTGCACCACGAGACGAGCAAGGCAACGTCACAGACTGGGTACTCGGTCCGGGCAACGTCGTTGAGCACGCTAAGGGATCTTCCTTCAACCGGGTGACCGGCGTTGGCTCCGTGTCGCCGGTCCTCGATCACGTTCGGTTCCTCATCGAGTCCCTCAAGGAAGCCTCTGGCACGCCGGACGCAGCCACAGGGAAGGTTGACGTTGCGGTCGCTGAGTCCGGTATCAGCTTGATCCTTCAGATGGGCCCGATGCTCAGCAAGGTGTCGGAGAAGGAGCAAATCATCACAGACGTGATGCGCCAGATGTACTTCGACATTGCAACCGGCTTCCTACCGGCGTACGAAGGCGTCACGTCCGATGGGTATGCAGAACCATCATACGGCTCCACACTTCCCGACGACAAGGCCGCACAGGTCAAGGAGATTCTGGAGATCGTTGCTGCTGGTCTCGCCGACGCTGAATGGGGACGTGTGGAGATCGCCCGCATTCGTGGGTATGACTTCGCTAACAACATGCAGCAGCGCGTCGTGGACGAGATGTCTGAGCGTGCTGCTGCCATTGATCCCTTCGCTGCCCGGATGGCAGCGGAGTCAGAAGCACCCGAAACAGGAGGAACTGCGTAATGGCTGAGATTCCGCTCCAGAAGGTCAACGTCATCGGGCTGGCGATGAACATGACCCAGGCTGCGGCCGGAGACACGGCCCAGGTCGGCCCCAACAAGCATCTCGTTGTACGAAACGGCGATGCAGCCTCGCACACGGTGACCTGCGCGGTGCCGGGTACGGACTTCA